TATTTTTTTTTTGATTTGCTATTTTTACCAATTCACTAACTATTCTATTTGATTTTTCTTTTGTCATTAATTTATTTGTTAATTTATTGAATTCACTATTATTCAATTCATCGTCATCATCATATTCATCGTCATCATCATCATCATCATATTCATCATCATCATCATCATCATCATCATCATATTCATCATCATCATCATCATCATCATCATATTCATCATCATCATATTCATCGTCATCATCATATTCATCGTCATCATCATATTCATCGTGATCATCATATTCATCATCATCATCATATTCATCATCATCATCATATTCGGAATCTTCGGATTTTTTTATAATTTTATTTGGAAATCTAATAATAATAGTCGACCGTTTTTTATAAGGTTTAAGCGATTTCTTAAATCGTTTAGTATCTTTTATCCGTTTATTCATATATCGGGATGGAAATAAATTAGATAACATTTTTCGATACTCATATATATTAAATAGGGTATCACTATCACTATCACTATTTGGTTCATCTTTTTCAATAATTTCAGAATACTCTCTGGTATTTCGCTTTTTATAACGAGTATTATAGCGATGAGACACTGGTGAACCAGAATCACTAATAGAAGATTCCATAATATAATATTATAATATAATTTTATATTATTATTTTTCAATTTTATATAAAAAAAATTGAAAAACAATCTAAATATTATTTCTATATTATAAGAAGAATATGTCAATAAATGATACTATGGAAAAAAATGCTGCAAAAATTATAGGTATTCAATTTAGTATATTATCACCGGATGAAATTAGGAAAGGATCTGTTGCTGAGATTACTAGTAGAGATACATATATTAATAATAAACCAATTATAGGTGGATTATTTGATCCAAGAATGGGTGTATTAGAGCCAGGATTGATCTGTCCAACAGATGGACTAGATTATATTAATACACCGGGTTATTTCGGTCATATAAATTTAGCCAGACCAGTATTTTATATTCAATATATTAATACAATAATTAAAATAGTCAGATGTATTTGTATTAAATGTAGCAAATTATTAATTAGCAAAGATAAATATAAAGAATTATATAATCTAAATGCAGATAATAGATGGAATCAAATATTTACTATTGCTAGTAAAATTAAACGTTGTGGCGAAACAACCGATAATGGTTGTGGTTGTAAACAACCAACAAAAATTAAAAAAGAAAATCTAGCTACATTAATTGCTGAATGGGATAGTGTTGAGGGACTATCTACAGAAGAAAGCAAAATATCTTTAAAATTAACTCCTGAAAAAATTATTAAATTATTTAGACGAATATCAGATGATGATATGACATTTATGGGTTTTAGTCCTAAATGGTCTAGACCCGAATGGATGGTATGTCAAGTTTTAGCAGTACCACCACCGGCAGTTAGACCATCTATTAAACATGATTCGCAACAAAGAAGCGAGGATGATATAACACATATTATTGTAAATATTATTAAATCAAATAAAACTCTACTTGATAAAATATCACAAGATGCACAAGGAAGTGTTATAGATGATTGGACTACCGTATTGCAATATTATATTGCAACATTAGTTGATAATAAGATTCCTGGTGTGGCTGCTGTTGCTCAACGTTCTGGAAGACCATTAAAATCAATTAAAGAACGTTTAAATGGTAAAACTGGTAGAGTTCGAGGAAATTTAATGGGAAAACGAGTAGATTATAGCGCTCGGTCAGTTATTACCCCTGACCCCCAATTATCAATTCGAGAATTAGGAGTACCATTAAAAATTGCTAAAAATCTTACAAAACCGGTTCTTGTTAATAATAAAAATATTAAATATTTATTAAAATTAGTAAGAAATGGACCGGATATTTATCCTGGTGCAAAAATTTTAGAAAAAAAAAATGGTGAAAATATTTCATTAAGATATATTGATAAAGAATCTATTAAATTACAAATTGGTGATAAAGTACATCGTCATATGTTAAATGGTGATTTTATATTATTTAATCGACAACCAACTCTACATAAAATGTCTATGATGGCACATATTACAAAAATTATGCCACAAGGTGATACATTTCGTATGAATGTTGGTGATACTAAACCATATAATGCTGATTTTGATGGTGATGAAATGAATTTACATCTTCCACAAGATTCAGAATCAGAAACAGAATTAGCGATGTTAGCATCGATACCAAATCAAATTATTAGTCCTGCAAATAATAAATCTATTATTGGCATTTTTCAAGATTCATTATTAGGTTCATATCTATTTACCGATAAAAAAAAACAATTTGATACACGGTTTGCTATGAATTTAATGATTGGAATTAATAAACTAGATATTAATAAATTTCCTAAAAATATGAAAGAAATTTCTAATTTTGATATTTTATCACAAATACTACCACCAATTTCCTTAGATTATAAAACTAAAAAATTTCAAGATTCAGAATCTTATTCTACATCAAATAACGTTATAAATATTAATAATGGATATTATATAAGAGGACATATTGAAAAAGGTGTTTTAGGTGATGGTTCAAAGGGTTTAATACAGAGAATTTATAATGATTATGGACCACTTTCATCTGCTAATTTTATCGATAATCTTCAAAATATTGTAACTGAATATATGAAATATAACTCATATAGTGTCGGTATTAGCGATCTTATTGCTGATGATAAAACTGATAGTGCTATTGCTGATATTATTTCCGAAAAAAAGAAAAGCGTACATAATTTAATAGATGAAACACATTTAGGAATTTTTGAAAATAAAACTGGTAAATCTAATGAACAAGAATTTGAAACAAAAGTTAATAATATACTAAATCAAGCATCGTTAGAAGCTGGTAAAATTGGCAGGTCAAATTTAGATAAAAATAATCGATTTGTTATTATGGTGAATGCCGGTTCAAAAGGTAGTGATCTTAATATTGCTCAAATGATATCATGTCTTGGACAACAAAATGTTGATGGAAAAAGAATCCCATATGGTTTTGATGATCGCACACTTCCACATTATAATAAATATGATGATTCACCATCTGCTCGTGGATTTATTGAAAATTCATTTATTGGAGGATTAACTCCTACAGAATTATTCTTCCATGCAATGGGTGGAAGAGTTGGTCTTATTGATACTGCTGTTAAAACAAGTCAAACTGGGTATATTTCTAGACGATTAATTAAATCATTAGAAGATCTAATGGTGCATTATGATATGACAGTACGAAATAATAAAAATAAGATTATTCAATTTTCATATGGTGATGATAATTTTGATCCAATAAAAGTAGAATTTCAAATGATTCCATTAGTACAAATGTCATTAGAAGATATATATAATCATTTTCAAATTTCTTATAATACAAAAGATAAGGTAATCCTGGAAATTTTTACAAATGATATTCAGAAACAATATAGAAGCCAAAAAGCTTTATTAAATCAAAAAATTAAATCATATATTGATTATATGCTTATTGAAAAAAATAGAATAGTTAAAAATGTATTTAAAAATATTTATAATAAACAAGTTCATTTACCGGTTGCTTTTACATATATTATTAATAATATAGTAGGACAATTTAATCTAAATATTAATTCACAGGTTGATATATCTCCTCTTGAAGCATATCAAATGATAGAAGATACATATAAAATATTGGAAACATCGGCATTTATTAAACCAAATGATTTATTCAAAGTATTATATTATTTCTATCTTTCACCGAAACAATTATTAGTTATAAAACGATTTAATAAAAATGCCTTAACTTATTTACTTGATACAATAGTTAAGAAATATAAACAATCAATTGTTAATCCTGGAGAAATGGTTGGAATTATTGCTGCTCAATCGATTGGCGAACCAACTACCCAGATGACACTTAATACATTTCATTTTGCTGGTGTTGCGTCGAAATCGAATGTAACTCGTGGTGTTCCAAGAATCGAAGAAATTTTGGCATTATCTGAAAATCCTAAAAATCCTTCTTGTACAATCTATTTACCAAAAGAATTAGAACATAATCAAGAGGAAGCACAAAAACTTATTAATCATATTGAACATACTAAATTACGTGATATTGTTCAAACTATCGAAATTTGTTTTGATCCGGATGATTTTAATACATTAATTGAAGTTGATAAACCTATAATTGATCAATATAAAGAATTTAGTGAGTTATTAGATGATTGTATTGATAATAAAGTTGCGGATAATAAGCAAAAATCAAAATGGATTATTCGCATGGAAATGAATAAAATCGAAATGTTAGATAAAAATATTACAATGGAAGATGTACATTTTGCTTTAAAATATACTTATCAAAATGATGTATTATGTATATATTCAGACTATAATTCTGACAGTTTAATTTTCAGAATTAGGTTAAATAATATTTTAAAAAATAAAAAGAAAAATCAACAAACATATACACTAGATCAATCTGATGAGATATATATACTTAAAAATTTTCAGGATGAATTACTTGACAATTTAATTTTACGAGGAATAAAAAATATTTCGAATATACTATTAAGAAAAATTACTGATTCATTGGAAGAAACTGATGGTAATTTTAATAAAAAAGAAATATGGGTATTAGATACGGTTGGTAGTAATTTGTTAAAAATCTTATCATTAGATAATATTGATGTTAATAATACTGTATCAAATAATATTCAAGAAATATATAGAGTATTAGGAATCGAAGCTGCAAGACAATCTATATATAATGAATTAGTTGAAGTAATTGAATTTGATAGTACATATATCAATTATCATCATCTGAGTATTTTATGTGATAGAATGACCTGTAATTCTACTATGACATCAGTATTTAGACATGGTATAAATAATGATAATATTGGTCCTATTGCAAAAGCATCATTTGAAGAAACTCCCGAACAATTTTTGAAAGCAGCACGACATGCTGAGTTAGATAATATGCGAGGAGTATCCGCAAATATTATGTGTGGTCAAGATGGATATTTCGGAACAAGTAGTTTTAATGTATTGTTAAATATTAATGAAGTAATTAAACATCAAGAAAGTGAAAAGTTTGATATTAAAAATAAACAAAAGTTAATTGAAAACGAATTTGGTGATATAGTAGATCCAAATGACCCATGTGGAATTAATAATATATCAATACCAACAAATATTAATACTATTACACAAGTTGATTTAGGTGAAGATGACGATTATGATCCATTTGATTAATTGTAATATATAAATAATGAATTATTTTGATATATTTTTTATATTAATATAAAATATGTCTATATTCGCAGAAATTTTATGTAAACAATTTCCAAATATACAATCTCCATCTGTAAATAATTATTTTATTAATCAATTAAATATTTCTTATCAACATAATAAATTATATTATAATGCAATTAAATTAATATATAATATTTATTTTTTACCATACAAAAATATATTGAAAAATAAATTTTATATATTTAATATTATTATTTTAAAAAATAAGAATATATTTAATTTTGAAAAAGAATTTTTTTTATTAGAATTTTATAAAGCACAAAAAACCTATTCTGCATTTCGAAAATTAGCTATTATATATAAATTTAAATATTATAAAAAATTTGAGATAGACATGGATTTATGTTTTACAAAATTCTCTGATTTGAATACATCCATATTAATAACTTTATTAGAAAATAATATTATATATAAATTTAGATTGTCTGATTTAATAAATATTATAAATAAATCACTCATAAATTCTCCTGATTTTTTTGCCAGTCCACATGAAATTCGTAATCCATATACAAATTTACCTTTCTCTTTATCAAATTTATATAATATATATTTTAAACTTAAAAAATCTAATCTTATTATGCCAATATTGTTTGATTTATATTTTAGATCTAATTTTAATCTAGATAAATTTAAAAATGAAAATGAATGTTTTATTCGAGATAAATATATAGATTATTTTATTAAAAGTGGTTCTATCAACGAACATTATGAATATATAATGAAAATGTTTTATGTTTATCATAATTTTATTTATTTTACCATTCATCCTTTATTTCCAAAAAAATCAATTGCAAAAGTATTTAAATCCTATTTGAAATCATTTTTATTACGTGAATATTCTCTTAATCCTAACATTAGAGATAAATATCATATACATTTAGAATATAAACTTGCTTTATTCTCTCAATTAAATCCAGATTTTGGTAAAAAAATATGGATTAAAAAACGTAGAAATAATCAACTCAAATTATATTATTATTTTAATGATAATGTAAATGAAACATCTAATTATACTAGCATAAATACTAATATACCATCTTTTTTAATTCGATCAGAATAATATAATGACAATAATGAAAATAATGACAATAATGAAAATAATGACAATAATGAAAATAATGACAATAATGAAAATAATGACAATAATGAAAATAATGACAATAATGAAAATAATGACAATAATGACAATAATGACAATAATGACAATAATGACAATAATGATAATAATGATAATAATGATAATAATGATAATAATGATAATAATGATAATATTGATAATAATGTTAATATTGATAATAATGTTAATATTGATAATGATGACAATAATTTAGTAGATGAATATAATAACTATAATTATAACGACAACAGTTCTAATACCGATACTGAAAGTGATCATGAATATTTCGAAAATAATTATACCGAAAATACATATATTGAAAATGATAATTACAATTATAATAATAATTCTATTTAATTTTCTTACTATAACCAGGCTAGTAATTTACTTTATTTTCTTTTTATTTCTTTTATTTTTAAAAAAAATTGATTTAAAGATAAAGCATATTATTAAACTATCAATAGCGCAATGGCACAGACAAACACACAAAAGATGATTATTAATGGTACTGATTTTAATGTCGAGAAGGATTATATTTATACAAAACCAAAAGCCAATGCTTCTGGTGGAAAAAGTATTGGTATTATTAATAAAGAGTCTATGAAAGGACTATATATTAGCACACCCCTAATGCTTACCTGGGGCGTTAATGAATATACTGATGATAAATCTGGTCGTAAAACATATGATATGTCATTGCAATTTCCAAAAGAAGAATATACTACGCCTCCAGTTCAAAAATTTCTTCAAAATATGATTGCTTTTGAAAATAAAGTCAAAGGTGATGCTATTACAAATTGTAAAGATTGGATGAACAAAGCAAAAATGTCATCTGAAGTAATTGATGCTTTGTGGACTCCAATGGTTAAATATCCAAAAGATCCAAATAGTGGAGAACCAGATTATTCGCGTGCTCCCACTTTGAGAATTAAATTTCCATTGTGGGATGATAAATGGAATTGTGAACTCTATGATATGGAACAGAAACAAATCTTCCCTAATGATCATGGACTATTTCCAACTGATTTAATCGCAAAAGGTACTAATGTTGCTACTGTTATTCAATGTGGTGGTCTATGGTTTGCGAATGGTAAATTTGGTATGACATGGCGACTTGTTCAAGCCGTCGTTAAACCAAAAGAATCTCTTCAGGGGAAATGCTTCATTAGTCTTTCAACTAATGAAAAAGAAGTTATGAACAAGTCATCTGTTGGTGCCGATAGCGATGATGAAACAAATAATGAAGTTGATTCAGTTCAAGTAGTTGATTCGAGTGATGATGAAATGGAAGCGGCTCCGGTCACTCCACAGAAAGAAGTTCAGGCGGAAATTGAAGCGGCTGCTCCTCCACCTGCCCCTAAGAAAAAAGTTGTCCGTAAGAAAAAGACAGTTGATGAATAGATAGATAGATAAGATAGATAGATAGATATATATAATATAAATTATATACATTTTTTTTTGAAATGTATATAAATATTCGCTTTATAATATTGATAAATTTTTATTTAAGATCAGTAAAATATATATCAACATATATATTTCCTCTATTTTCTATATTATATATATTTTTTGTATCAATGTATGATATACCTTCACTTATAAAACTATATCTTTGATAATATATTATGTATAATTTATTTATTGGTATTTCATATTTTTTCTCTCCAATATTAATTATTATACTATCATTTTTTAAAATACTTTTTACTTCGGTTGATAAACTTACATATAAATTATTATAAGGGTCCAATGTTATATAATCGGGCAATTCGGGCTCACAATTAATAATTAATAAATTATTTGATAATTCATATATTAATTCATGATGCCACATTGGAATATAATATATATCAGAATTATATGTTAATTTATATATATCATTATTTATTAAATTATCTAATGTTGGATTTATTATCTCTATTATATCATCTTTAATATGTTCTTTAATTATAAAATTAAATTTATTTAATGTATCTTTATTTATATGTAATATATCAGAATATTCAGTTATAAATTTATTAAATCTTAATAATGTACTCTTTGAAAAATGATTTAATAATTCTATAGTTAATTCTGAATATTTATTATTTATTATTGATATTAATTCTTGAATATTTGTATCTTTGTTTAATAATCCATCTAAAAATTTATCTAATATATTTATATAACTTTTTTCATCACTTGTATTCAAATTATTATTTTTATTATTTTTATTATTTCTATTATAATTATTTAAATAATTATAAGCTTCCAATATTTCACGAAATCTATCATTTGCATCCGAATCTTTATTTTTATCTGGATGATATAATAAAGCTTTCATATAATATTTTTGTTTTAAATCTTTTTCTGTAAAAATTTTTGATAAATCTAATATATTACATGCGTCATTATAATTCATTTACTGATGCTGTTATATATAATATATATCTCTCTAAATGATAGATTGGTCTATAATTATTATTATATAACTTGAAAAAATTATATGTTTCTATTAAAATATTATTTAGTTTTTTTTTGTCTATTTTCTCTTTCTCTATTAATGATTTTAATATATACAAAATACAATTATATATATTATGATTATAAATACAAATCTCATATAACTTTTCACGCAAATTAATAAATTTTATTGTATCAATATTTAAAATATTTTCAATAATATTATCACATATAGATTTATATTGTTCAAATATACCCAAAATATCTTTTTTATTCTTTTTATCTTTTATATCTTTTATATTTAATATTAATGATATATCATCATTAATTGTAAAATTAGTTTTAAAACATTTATTATAACTTGTACGTACTGGTCTTTTTAACTTTATATGTTTACAATAATTTATAATATTATCTGGAATAAAACTTATATGTTCTGTTATTAAAATGAACTTTATTTGAATATCTGTATTATATAATATTTGCATATAACTATAAAAATTTTCTAATAATTCATTATGTATTTCATGAAAATATTTACATAATATTATTCCATTTTTTTCATTTTTTAAAGATATTATATCTATTATTTTATTATAAATTTCATACCATAATAATTTCGCATTACAACCTAAATTTGACATATCAATCTCATAATGTATATCACTTATCTTAATATAATAAACATTTTTGTTAAATGTTAATTCTATCTTTTTTTCATATTTTAATTTTGAAGCACTAAAATTTTTTATTAACATAAGCGATTGACTATATTTACCTATACCAGGTGGTCCATATAATATTATATTATCTAATTTTGAAAAATCATTTTCAATATATTCAGTTTTAATTAATGGATTATTTATGCAAGAATTTATATATTCACTAAAATGTGTCTCATTATATTTCATTATATTATAATATAAATCTTATTTTTATATAGAACTTAAATATATATTATCTTTACATATAGTTATATGAATGAATATTATATTAAATATTAATTCCATATCAAGTAATAACATATATTTTTATGATTCTGTAAAAAATACTATTATAAATAATAGCAATTTTATTAAAATTACTTATTCTAATAATTATTTTATATTAAATGGAATATATATTAAAATTACCATACACAAAAATTCTAAAAATGACACTATCTTAGATAAAATAAATAATTTAGAAACTCTAATTTTATCGTTATATAATAATAATAAAATATATAATTATAAAATTATTGATCAAATCAATTATTTAATCACAAAACTAAATAATTCTAATAAAGATATCATTAATTATATACTAAAAATATCGGGAATATGGGAAACTGATTCTAATATTGGACTTACATATAAATTTATATTAATATAAATATATATTTAATATATTTATACATAACATAATGTCTGAAATTTCTAATACATCTAATACTTCTAATACATCTAATACATCTAATACATCTAATACAGACTATATTTCTCAATATTTAAATAAAAATTCGGATGATTTAAATACTTGTGAAAATTTATATATTGAATGTACTGAAAAATATAATTCTAATTTAAATGATTCCTGCAATTGTTTAATATTATATAGTCGATGTAGAAAATATTTAAAAGTTTAATCATAATATAATTAGTATTAATTATTATGATTGAATTAACCGATTATAATACTTGTCTAATATGTTTACAAAATATTAGTAAAAATGAAAAAATATTACCTTGTTGTAATACATATTATCATAGAAAATGTATAAAAAAATGGATTCGCAGAAAAAAATCTTGCCCTCATTGCAGAAATATTATTAATAATCTTAATGATGAACTTGATGAACATGAACAACATAATGATGATGAACATGACCAACATAATGATAATGATGATGTATCAATCAATATTATTGACCATCCCATTGAAAATACAAATAATGAAATATCAGATGTTAATTATGTTATTCTTGGTTATAATATATGTCTTGCCATATTATTTATTTTTATTGAAATTGTTGTTATATCATCTGCTGTTATATTATTTGTATTATATTTATTTCATAATTAAATATTCATTTTATATGTTTCATTTATCCAATCTTTAATTGTATTAATATCACATTTTTTATAATCATCCTTAAATCCATTTAATTTTAAAAATTTTGGTTTTACCATTTTTTTAGTCTTATAAAATATATAATCTCCATATTTTCCTTTTCTAATACTTGAATCTTCTGTAATTTCTCTAACTAAATTTGTATTTATTGAGTTTTCAATTAACTCTATAATATCTTTCAAAACTATATCTCTTTCTTTAATTTTTATTTCATTAATTGATTTTTTATTATCACCCCAAACAACATATAATCCAAATTGTCCGCTTTTTAAAAATAAATCTTCTTTTTTATATACTCCTAATTTTTTATTTAAATTTGTATCTTCTACTATGTCTTCCAATAAATAATCTCCATTTCGTAATTTATCCAAATCTATATTTTTTTTTACTGCTTTAAATTTTACTACATTTTCTTCTGATAGATTTTTTTGCGTATATTTAATAACCGGACCATGTTTACCTATCATATAAATATGTTCATCATCTATTACTATATCTTCTTTATTATCACGACCTTCATTGACTAATGTTTTATTAATTTCCATTAAACAATCTTCGCATAATTCATAATATTTTTTTTCGCCTTTTGCTATTATATCTAATATATCTTCCATATTTTTTGTATATTCATATTCAAATAATGTATCATATGTTTTTAGGAGAAATTCTAATACTATAATACCAATTGGTTGTATAACTAATTTATTTTTTTCATTTCCAAACTCTCTTTTTGTTTCTATTTCTAATATTTCATCATTTTCTAATTCAAAATCGGTACAGATAAGCGTTTTACCTTTAATATGCTCCTTCTTAATATATTCCTTCTCTTGAATTTTTTCTACAAGAGATGAGAATGTTGATGGACGCCCAATTCCTTTTTGTTCCAATAATTGTACTAATTTTGCTTCTGTATAGTGAGTCTTTAAATCTTTGATTGTTAATTTACATACCATTTTTTTATATTTAACTACTCCTTTCTTTATTGTTTGTAAATAACTATAAATTGGATTTATTTCTTCATATCCATTTACATATTTCCATCCTGGAAATACTATTTGTTCTGTTAAATATTTATATTCATATTTTTTCGGCGCAGAAATCTTTGCCGAAAAAATATTATATAATGCATCCGACATACAACTTTCTACTGTATTTCTCCATATCATTCTATATAATTTTAATTCTTTTCCATTAAAATCTGTATTTTCTTTAGGAAGATTATCTATCTTAATATTTGTTGGACGAATTGCCTCATGTGCTTCTTGCGGAGAAGGAATATTTTCATCTACTTTTTTTTTTGATTTACTTTTTTTCTTACTTTTGTTATCATCATCTTTCTCTTCTGAATTATCACTATTTTTACGCAATAATTTATTTGGATCATTTTCCTTATTTCCATATTTATTTATTATATACTCATTCGCTTTTTCCATAAATTCTTTACTATAAACTTTACTATCTGTTCTCATATATGTAATATATCCTCCTTCATATAATTTTTGGCATATTTGCATTGTCTCTTTTGGTGAAATATGCAATTCATTATTCGCACTTTGCTGAATCCCACTTGTTGTAAATGGTTGTGGTGCTTTTCTAATAGATTCTTTTGGTTTCTCACAACTTAAAATATGTTCATGTTCTGTTGTTTCTTCTAAAAATTCTATCATTTCATCTTCATTGTTATACAAATTATTAAGTATAAAAGGTAGATTTTTATCTGTAAAATATCCTGTTGTATTATATACCTTTTTTCCTGGTGAATTATCTATATCTTTTTGATTATCATATATTAAACGAATCGCTGGCGTTTGGCACCTTCCTGCTGATAATCCTTTTTTTGTTCGAGAAATATTTTGCCATAATACAGGTGATATCTTAAATCCTACTAATAAATCTAATATTTGTCTACCTTGTTGTGCATTTACTAAATTCATATTTAATCGTGTTGGTGTTTTTACTGCTGCTTTTAGCGCAGATTCTGTTACTTCATGAAATATAATTCTTTTCGTATGTTCAACCGATAAATTAAATAATTCGCAAATATGCCACGCGATTCCCTCACCTTCTCGGTCATCGTCTGTAGCTAAAATTACTTCTTTCGCATTTGTTATCATATTTTTAATTCTAGTTATTTGTTGTGTTTTTTTTTCTATTGGATTAAATTTTGGTTTAAAATTATTTTTAATATCTATATCTTTGAGAGAAGTCAGTTCTTGCAAATGCCCATAACTTGCTATACATTTATATCCTTGACCTAGATATTTTTCGATTTTATCACATTTTGCAGGTGATTCTACTATTAATAAGCTATATGCCATAACGAGATGATATCCATTAAACCACAACATTTATTTTATTTCAATTTTATCAATTGGAAATCTCCTCAAATAAAAAAATATATATATTTAATATATATTTAATATATATTTAATATATCTTTAAAGTTTTTAACTATAATATAAATCACGCAATTTAACCATAATTTCTCCTGCAATATTTTGTCCATCAAATTCTGGAACTCTCGAACCCCAATAATTATCATCTTCTGTTTTATATACTATAATTCCAGTTGTTGACATCAAAACTTTTTTAGCTTCTTTATTCTGGTCAAACTTCTCTGAAATTAATACTAACATTTCAATATATATATTTTTCTCGTCTTGTTTCGATAAATCTACTGTATCGTAATATGCTTCCATTACCGTAGAATATACTTTCGCATTTTTAGAAACCAAAAATGGTGTTTTTGAATCTAAACTTAATATTTCATGTTCTTCGTCTGATACATAAATTGTAAATGTATCAGCATTTAGTTTTTCACAAAAAATATTAAATTCTTCTATTTCACTACATGAAGCAGCATCTTCACCCGTTTGTTTTTGAATAAGTAATGGCATATTGTTTGCTTTTTATAAAATATTATATTTATAAAAAGCCATTTCAATTTAATTATATATTTTCTTTTTTTTTATATTCATGCCAACTTATTTCTCTCGATGGTAGTGCTTTTTTTTCTGTTTTCTTATTTTTTTTATTTCGTTGTTCTTCAATTGCATCTAATTTTTCGGATTTTTTTAAAGCACTATCTACATATAACTCTTTTAATAATTTTCCAACTAAAAATGACCCTTCATGCTGATCAATTTCACTATTTTCTATTTTTTTTAACACTACAAGAAATTTATATAATATTTCCAAGTCTATTTCATCTTTTTTCACTTTATTATATATATCAGTATAATTATTATATAAAAAATCACATTTTGATAAACACATCTGATTAAATTCATTTGGGTTCGATTTTGCTAATCTACTATATTTACTTTTTAATAAAATCATCGTTCTAACTTGTTCTTTTATTTTATCACTATGTTTATTCCCTCGTATAATTGGTGTTTGATCTTCTACATCATTGGCATTTATCATTCTTTGTAAATTTAAACGATCCTCATTACTTAATACCGAATTCATTATTTATATTTATAAATAATATATTTTATTTAATATAATATTTATATAATTACATTTAATTAAATATCATTTTGAAAACTGGTCGTCTGCGTCTGCGTGGTCTTGGAAGTTGTGATTGTAATTCTGGTTGTGGTTGTGATAATGTGTTAAATACTTCAAACCATTTAATTTCTTTAGATTCTGAGTTTTCTTCTGGCTCTGGCTCTGGTTCTGGTTCTGGCTCCGGCACTGGTTCTGGCTCCGGCACTGGCTCTGGTTCCGGTTCTGGTTCTGGCTCTGGTTCTGGTTCTGGCTCTGGCTCTGGTTCTGGCTCTGGCTCTGGTTCTGGTTCTGGCTCTGGTTCTGGTTCTGGCTCTGGCTCTGGCTCCGGCTCTGGCTCTGGTTCTGGCTCTGGCTCTGGTTCTGGTTCTGGTTCTGGTTCTGGTTCTGGTTCTGGCTCCGGCTCTGGTTCTGGCTCTGGTTCTGGTTCTGGTTCTGGCTCTGGTTCTGGTTCTGGTTCTGGTTCTGGTTCTGGTTCTGATTCTGATTTTAACTCTGGAGTTTTAGGGTCTTCTTCCAGATCAGACTCTAATTTCTTTCGTACTTTTTTAGCAGATTTTTTTTCTTTTGATAAATTACCCATATTTATATATTATATAATTATTTTTTATATTTTTACTAGTTTTTGGATTGTTTCTTTTTTGGATTGTTTCTTTTTGGATTGTTTCTTTTTGGATTGTTTCTTTTTGGATTGTTTCTTTTTGGATTGTTTCTTTTTGGATTGTTTCTTTTTTTTTATATTAAAATGTTTTAAACTATAATTTAGCATTTTCATATTATTTCTTTCATCGTTGTATTCATCTACTAAATTATTATTTTTTATAATTCTTATTGTAGGATATCCTTGTATATTATTTAAACCGTTTGATTCTATATCTGCTAAAGCATCAGCATGAATACTTACAACACCGATATCACCATCATAGTTTTTTTTTAATATATTTGCAAATTTATTCCATTCAGGTTCCAGTTTTATACAATGACCACAATTAGGGTGGAAAACTTTTACAATTAATGGTAAATTTTTTGTTTTATTATGAAAATTTATACCTTCTGTCGGACCTATATGTATTACTTTAACCATTATATATATACACTTTAAAAAAAGTTTAATTTAAATTTTAATCAACAATTTTATAAAGTTTTTTTAAAGTTTATATATATATGAATAATCTTAATATAATATTAATAATATTATTAATTGGATTAATATTTTTTGTATTAAATAATCAATGTCCTTTATTTGAAGGTTTTGATCAAAGCCAATGCCCGAATTCACTAATACAAAATAATGATTCTATTTATTTAAAAAATACTAAATTAGCAAATATACCCGGAGTAAATCCTGTTAAATTTAATAATTTACAAGATTATGTAGAATATACACATTGGCAACGGAGTCAAAATATGTATTGTCCTGTATTATCTTTAGAACATGAAGAGAGTAATTCTATGTATAAACAAGAACCTCCATCCGCAGATTTATTAGCGGGAATAACACCAAATGATACACGGGGTTCTATATTTGGTCCTGTATCGAAATTATTAGATTCTACACGAAACGATCCACCATATAATAAAAATTCATATCCTGGGATTGATCAATTAAATCAATATATTGGAGTTGAAACACCTTTAGACCAAATGAGTCAAGATATAAATGGAATTAGCCCAAATCCAATGGATTCAAATTGGGGCGGCGGAAGCTTTACTCAAAATTTAGTAAATAAAGGTTATTATGGTGATAATAATGTTAGTATTAAAACTGCATAAGAAATTCTTTCAATGCTGTTATTGATGTTTTATTTATTTTTCGCACACCATTCTTACATTCTATTTTAAAATCATCTAAACAATTTTCTTCCTTTTCTAATATATCAATTAAATTTTTAATGGTTTTATATTTTTCCATTAAAGATTGTGCAACTGTCATACTTACACCTGGTATTTGTGCTAACATTATTTCCCCAATATTTTCTCTCGTTATATTTGATTTTTTTGTACATTTAATTGAGCAAGTATATTTTTGTAAAGGAGAAGGGGACACCCCGTCAACCCCGATAGGCGAAGTAGAGTCTCCAATATTAAGCGTAGCTTGGGGGTTTAATGGTGGTGTCGGGGTTGAATGGGTGCCCCCTTCCCTTAATTTATCCATAAATCGTATAATATATTCAGCAGTATCTAACCATCCATTTGCATGAAGTAGAGAGAAACCTTTTTTATAAGATAATGAAAACATTGCAGAATATAATGTCTTACGCATAGTTTCATTATTTTTTCTAGTAAAATCTAATAAATTACCTTCTATAACATAAAATATATTATGATTATTGAGAGACAGTTGCGATAATCTATATGATTGTTCCTTATATCTACCATCTTTAATACTTGACATTAAATCTGCTATTGTTTTTCTCTCAAAAATCATCATAATTTCATTATTATTATTTTTAATTATAAAATCTCCAATATCTAAATTGCCAGTTTCTATATTTGATACTCTAGAATTCAATAATTCTAGAAGCCCTTTTGGTTCTCTACTGTCAGCATATAATTTCATTATTATATATAGTATTTATCATTATTTTAAATACTATATATTATATATATTTTATGCATTTATATGTAGATAAATCTCATATTTTATATTCTAATTAAGTCGATTTATATTTTTTTTTTCTGGTTCATCAGGTTTAATGAATACCGGTTTTTGTCCGCAAGCATTATATTCACCATTTTTATATTGTTCAAGTACCATATAAGCACTACCTGGTCCTGTAAATTCCGAAGATAAAGTATTATTTTCAGATTCCGACATATATATAATAATAATAATAATCTTTATTTTATATCATATTTAAAAGTTATTAATTTGAATTTTATTTTTATTATTTGAATTTTATTTTTATTATTTGAATTTTATTAATTTTATTTATGACTGAAAAAAATGATTATTCTATAAAAAAATATTTATTAGCGATTTCAGTCTTTTCACATAAATTTTAATTTATACTGACTAAAATTTTTTTTTTTATTCTCAAATCGAAATTTCAAAATTGGACATACTTTCTATGTCCAATTTTCAAAAATGAAATAAAGAATTAAAAATTTCTTCAAAAAACACTTAATTTCAGTTTTAAATGATAATGGTTAGAATTATCTGATTATAAAAGATTTTTTTGTTATTGAAAAAAAATTTATATAAAAAAAATAATTTAGGGGTTTTTTAGTCATTCATAATATAGATGACTTTGAATGACCAAAAAAACGCTATAAATAAATATAAATATATTTGTAAAAAGTGTAGCTTTTATAGTAATAATAAAAAAGATTTTTATCGACATTTGGACACTGCAAAACATAAAAAGCTAAAAAATGATGAAAATGATGACCAAAAAACGCAAAAAACCCCATTTATATGCGAATGTGGAAAAATATATAAATATAAGCAGGGATTATCATCTCATAAAAAAAAATGCACACAAATAATTACAACGTCAGATGTTAAAATCGAACCAAATGTTCATGAATTAATAATGAAATTAATAACTGATAATCAGGAGATGAAAAAAGAGAATCAAGAATTGATACATAAATTAGTTGATCAACAACAACAAATGACGGATTTAATACCAAAAATTGGTAATAATAATACAACAATTAATAACAAACATAAATTAAATATAAATGTATTTTTAAATGAAAAATGTAAAGATGCGTTAACGATGAATGAATTTGTAGATGGTATCGAAGTATCAATGAAAAATTTACTTACAACGAAAGATAAAGGGTTAAGTGAAGGTTTATCGAATATTATAATGGATAATATGAATAAACTTTCTCTCTATGAAAGACCTATACATTGTACAGATAAGAAGAGGGAAACATTATATATTAAAAATGAAGAATGGGAAAAAGATGATAATAAAAAACAAGTTAATGAACTAATAAGAAAAGTTGAAAATAAACAAATGAAAAATATTAAACAATGGACAGATGAACATCCAAATTATATGGAAAATGAAAAATTACAAGAAGAATATATTAATTTAGTTCGAAGTTGTACTAGTTCCATCGATGCATCAAAAGATAAAATTATTCGCAAAATGTGTGATAATGTTTATATTACAGACAATAAATAATAAGATAAGGAGATACCTGTTAAATATATTGTTTTATAGAGAAGGGGTTTAATAAACTGATATTATCCCTTATTTATTTAAACGTTGTTTTGGGGGTTTAAGGGGGGTTCCCCTTATCCCTTATAAAATTGAAGCAAAAATAATATAGATATAAATGATATATCTATATTAAATGCCACAGTGGCAATTCAAATTATTTGAATTTGACGTTAAAGATGATTATGATAAAAATATAGAATATGTTGCAGGAAAAGATAATAAAAGATTTATAGTTCAAATGTTTGGAATAGATGAATCTGGTAAAACCGCGTCTATTTTTGTTAAAGGGTTTGACCCATTCTTTTATGTAAAAGTAGGTGATAATTGGAATAACTCGGATAAAATGGAATTAGTAAGTTATGTAAAAAAGGAATTAGGTTCTTATTATGAAGATTCATTATATAAAGCAAAAATAGTAAAGCGACATAAATTATATGGATTTGATGATCACAAATTATATACATTTATACAATTAAAATTTAAAAATACTCAGGCTTTAAATAAAGCAAAAAATCTTTGGTTTAAAGATAAAATAATAAACGGTATATTTGAAAGAAAATTAATAAAAGGAGGCATAATAGTAAAAGATACACCGGTGGAATTATATGAAACACAAATACCACCATTGTTAAGAATGTTTCATATACAAGAAATTAGTCCATCTGGATGGATTGCTTTATTACCAGGTAGTTATACGGAACATACAAAAAAAACTACTACTTGTGATTATGAATTTTCATTAAATTATAAACATATAAGACCTATACCAAAGAAAGAAACAAGAGTTCCATATAAAATATTAAGTCTAGATATTGAGGCATCTAGTAGTCATGGTGATTTTCCGTTACCAAAAAAGAATTATAAAAAATTGGCAACAAATATAGTTGATATAATTACTACAACAGAAGCAACAAATGAATTATTGCAAAAATGTATTTATACAGCATTTGGATTTGATAATTATAGTGATATAGACAAAGTATATACAAAAAAATCGGTAAAATCGTTGGATGAAATTAAAGAAATATTTAATGAATGGATCAAAGTATATCCGGCAAAATATGCTAAGATGAAAGAATTAGATAATGAATTAAAAAATCAATTAATTGAAGAAGAACTAAAAAAAGCAGAAGAAGAATCTGATGATGAATTGGATAAATACGATGATAATGCAGACTCATCAACAGTAGAAACATTTGCATTTAAAAAACCCAAAAAAATTATTAAAAAATATACAAAAAAAGAAGCAACAATGCTTGATATGTTAAATGACCCAGATGCCGAGCGTGAAACAAAAATTCAAGAATTAACAAATACATTAACTATCCATTTTCCAGAAATAGAAGGAGATAAAATTACATTTATTGGGTCAAGTTTGCGTCTAGATGGTAAAGAAAAACCATATCTTAGACATTGTATAGTAGTTAATACATGTAAAGAGATAAATAATGCGGTTGTTGAAAGTTATTCTACGGAAAAGCAAGGATTATTAGCTTGGACAGCATTTATTCAACGAGAAAATCCAGATATAATTATTGGATATAATATTCATGGTTGGGATTGTGGATTTATGTATGAAAGATCGAAAGAGTTAAATTGTACAAAGCAATTTCTGCAATTATCGCGTAATAAAAATGAAATTTGCTTGAAAAAAGATTGGAAAACTGGAAAAGAAACAATTGAAGAAAATACTTTGGTAATTGCTAGTGGGCAATATGATATTAAATATTTTAAAATGACGGGGCGATTACAAATAGATTTCTTAAATTTATTTCGTCGAGAATATCAATTATCATCATATAAATTAGATTATGTATCAGGATATTTTATTGGTGATATAATTAATGAAATTATTATAAATAAAAAAGAGGTGGAAGATGGAAAAATAGAAATTACATCTACAATTAAAACTAAGAATTTAATTGGGTTAGAAAACGACGATTTTATTGTAATTGAACAGATTGGTCATACAACCGATGTATATGAGGGTGGAAAAAAATTTAAAATTAATAATTTACAAAAAGATTCGTTTGATATTTCTGGAGAAATATGTCCTGATAAAACCAAAACTTTAAGATGGTGTTTGGGTAAAGATGATGTAACACCACAAGATATTTTTACATTAACGAATAAAGGTCCGGTTGAACGAGCAATAGTTGGTAAATATTGTATTAAGGATACAACATTAATTCATGATTTAATGCGGAAAAATGATACAATAACTGGATTTATTGAGATGGCTAATATTTGTAGTGTGCCGATTAATTTCTTACAAATGCGCGGACAAGGAATTAAACTTACATCATTTGTTGCAAAAAAATGTCGAGAAAAAAATACATTAATGCCCGTTATACAAAAATCAGACGATGAAGATGGCTATGAAGGAGCAACTGTATTAGATCCAAAAACTGGATTATATTTAGATAATCCAGTTGCATGTGTTGATTATAGTTCATTATATCCATCATCTATTATTAGTGAAAATATATCACATGATAGTAAAGTTTTGACAAAAGAATATGATTTAAATGGTAAGTTATTAGAAGAATCTGGTGATAAAAGTTATGATAATATGCCTGGTTATGAATATGTTAATATAACATATGATACATTTAAATGGATTCGAAAAACGCCAACAGCAGCAAAAACAAAAGAATTAGCTGGATATAAAACATGTAGATTTATTCAGTTTAAAGAAGGTAAAGCTATTTTGCCAGCTATTCTAGAAGAATTATTAGCTGCTAGAAAAGCAACAAAAAAATTAATGAAAAATGAAAAAGACCCATATATGGCAAATATATTAGATAAACGTCAATTATCTATTAAAGTAACTGCTAATTCTTTATATGGCCAATCAGGCGCAAGAACAAGCTCATTTTATGAAAAAGATGTTGCTGCTTCAACAACAGCTACTGGACGAAAACTATTAATGTATGCAAAAGCAGTTGTTGAAAATGCGTATGGAGAGTCAATTCAAGAAACAAAAAAATATGGTAAAGTTAAAACAAATGCAGAGTATATATATGGAGACACTGATTCTGTATTCTTTACATTTAATCTCACAGAATTAGATGGTACAAAAATAATAGGAAAAAAAGCATTAGAAATAACTATAGATTTAGCACAAGAAGCAGGTGCATTAGCAACAAAATTTCTGAAAGCACCACATGATTTAGAATATGAAAAAACATTTTTACCATTTTGTTTATTATCAAAGAAACGATATGTTGGAATGCTACATGAATTTGATCCAGAAAAGGGAAAAAGAAAATCTATGGGTATTGTTTTAAAACGCCGTGATAATGCACCTATTGTTAAGGATATATATGGTGGTGTTATAGATATTTTAATGAATGAAAAGGTAGTTCATAAAGCGGTTGTTTGGGTAAAAGATTGCTTGCAAAATATGGTGGATGAAAAATATTCACGAGATAAATTAGTAATTACAAAATCATTGAGGTCTAATTATAAAAATCCGATGCAAATAGCTCATAATGTGTTAGCAAAACGAATTGGTGAACGAGAACCTGGAAATAAGCCTGGTCCTGGTGATAGAATACCATTTATATATATAAAAAGTTCTAATAAACGAGCTCTTCAAGGTGAAAAAATAGAAAATCCAAAATATATTTTAGAAAATAATTTGAATATTGATTATGGATTTTATATAACAAATCAAATTATGAAACCATTACAGCAGGTATTCGCTTTAGTATTGGAAGAAATGCTAGATTTTAGAAGTAAAAGAGGTCGTCAAGATAAAAATAATCCACATGGAAGTTGGAAGAAAGATATAGATAAATTACGCGAAAAATGGACAGATGAAGATAAATTTAAGAAGAAATATGAAGAATTTAGATGTAAAGAAGTAAAAAATATATTATTTGATGAATATATTAAACAAGTTAAATGATAAGATAGACACTTAAACCCGATAATAAATGATATGGACACTTTAATTATATTTTTTCTTACGAGTTTTACGAGTTTTGCGAGTTTTGCGACCTTTACGTCTTTTACAAGTTTTACGAGTTTTACAAGTTTTACGAGTTTTACAAGTTTTACGAGTTTTTTTATCTCCACCTTCAAATAGAGGTCCGGAAGTTATACTTATTTTGTTGTTATTAAATGTAGGTATTCCATTATAATCCCATGATACTGTGACAGTATGTTGTAATATATTACTTTTTCCTAATTTAAATAATTCATCTTTTGGACATGATTGGACACAGGATATAAATGGTAAACCACCAGCCGGAGTATCACGACTAGTATTCCATGTATATAATTGTTCTAAATCCGTTTGATTTGGAGTTTTTGGAATAAATACAGATAATCCAGTATGTGTAATACTACCTTTTGTTAATACATCATCAGTAGTATACCATTTATTTTTCTTGGTATCATATTCATATTTTGCAATTGGTCCACTTGCAAACTGATCAGGAATAATTGCTTTACCATTTTCTACTTTAAATAATTCTAAATAGTTATCCGACATAAATTCTACTTGTCCTTCCGTAAATTGCATTATACTATCTGTATCATTCAGTTTAAATCCAGTAGTAGTTTCAATATCTGGTTGTTTTGTTATATATTGTACTATCCACCCATTAATTGGTTGGGTTGAATTAATATGAGAGACATTAAATTGTTCTTTTACAAAATAATCACCATAATTTTTATATCTAGATGATATATATTTTAAATCTAAACTATAACTAGCCATTATATTATATATAAATAAATAAATAAATCACAAAAAATAATAATTTAATATTTACGAGTATATTTACGAGTATATTTATTTTTTCTTTTTTTGAGTGTACGAGATTTTTTAGATTTTTTAGATTTTTTAGATTTTAAACGCATTATTTTACGACCACCAGATATAGATGTAGATACAGATTGAAACTTAAAATGAATAATTCCAACATCTAAATTATGATTTATTACTATACAAAGTCGTTTAGTTGCATTAAAATAGTTTTGAAATCCAGATTTTAGATAATTATCAAAAAGTTTCATATGTTGATCTTTAGTAATATTTCCTATATCAATCGCTAATTTATAATCCCATAAATTTTTAAATCCATCAATAAATATTTTATATCCACCAAGTTGTGTTGGTTTAGATTTTTGATTATTATATATATTAATACAATTTATTTTAACTTCATGACCATTCCATTGTGATGATGATTTTTCACATTTTAATTTAGGCCAGTCAACATTCTTTGATATATATCCAACAACAGGAGGACAACCATTTGGATTACACTCTCCATCAGCAGGTGTCCATTTTTCTGCACTAAAATTATCTAATCCTTTTGGAAAATTAATAAATTGAGCCTTTGCGGCTGTTGATGTTGTTGAATCTAAACTAGATAACTCATTATAGAGTTTTTTCCATAGATTACGTTGATAATTAATATGTAATTTTATTGTATCATCGTTTGATAATTTAAATGATACCTTTTTTTTAGTTTTATTTATTGTTTTAGAGCTTTGTTTATGTTCTGATTTAGATTCTGATTTAGATTCTGGTTTAGATTCTGGTTTAGATTCTGGTTTAGATTCTGGTTCTGGGTCTAGTTTAGGTTGTTGTTCTGAGTCTAGTTTAGGTTCTGGTTTATGGGAAACTATATTATCAGTAGATTTTGTTTCTATATCAGAAGATTCACAAACTATTTTGCATCGTTGTTTTTTGGGATTAGTTTTAGAATTAATAATAGTATATTCTAATGGTTGATTATTTTGCATAAATTTATCTAAATTATCAACATTAATAGTACTTTTTGGCATTATATAATAATATAATAATATAATAATATAATAATATAATAATATAATAATATTATTATATTATTATATTATTATAGTATATAATGAGTTTTAATTTAAGAAAAACAAAAAAAGCTAGTAGAACTAGAAAATCTAAAGGAGGAAAAGGATCGTCAAGACGCAAGAATTCTGCAGCAAAGAAAATTCAATCAAAAACACGTAAACATTTAGCAAAAAAAAAAGCGGCAACAAAATTACAAACCAGAGCGCGCATGTTAAAAGCTAAATCAGTATTAGATGAAGAAAAAGAAATGGCGGAAGAGATTGCTTTAATGCGTCGTTGTGATCGTAACTTCAGACAAGTTCCGAATTATCGATGGGGATATGGTTATGATAGGAAGTAAATATAAATTAAAATTGAAATCAAATTCATAAATTTAATTTCAAATTATTGAGATAATATGTCTTCAATAAAGAGCGAGCTTTTGGAAAAAGGATATTGTATTGTTCATAATGTTCTCTCGCATGAAGAAGTAGATAAAGCAAAAGAGTTATTTTATACTTGGCAAAAAACACTACCAAATCATGATAAAATTCATGATTTGATAGATCCTCATGGTATTTACAAATTCCATGAAGTTGGGCATCAAGAACATGCTTGGTATATTCGTACAAGATTACAAATAATAGATATTTATAAAAAATTATGGGATTCAGATGAATTAATTGTTTCATTTGATGGTTCTTGTTATATTTCAAAAAAGACTAAAAAACAAGATAAAATTTGGACTCATACGGATCAAGATCCAAATAGTAAAGGTTTACATTGTTATCAAGGATTTGTCTCTTTAACTGATAATAAAGAACGAACACTAGTTGTTTATGAAGGGTCGCATAATTACCATGAAAAATATTTTGAAGAAAAAAATATTAAAAGTTCTAAAAAATGGCAATTGATTGAACATGATAAATTAAATGAATTGAATGCAACAAAACGTGTATTGGAAGTTCCAGCAGGTTCATTAGTTATTTGGGATTCACGAACATTTCATCAAAATCAATATGGTGCTCCTAATTCGGAAGAAAGAATTGTTCAATATATTTGTTATTTGCCAAAATCACATCAAAAAAATACACAATCGCAAATTAAAAAACGATTAAAATATTTTGAAGAAAGAAGAACAACTTCACATTGGCCATGTCCAATTAAAGTTAATGGTATTAAACCACAAACATATGGTGATAAATCAAGAGAAATTAATTATGAATTAATGCGAAAACCGGATTTAACAGAATATTTGGATATTATTAAAACTTTAATTTAAATCTCTAAATAAAAATTCTATGGTATATTGCCCTGATATATCACTTTGTTCTATATTTTCTGATGTATTTTCTGATGTATTTTCTGATGTATTTTCTTGAGTAGTTTCAATATCATTATATTGTGTATTATCACGAATATCATTTCTACATAATGGACAGTGAACATTTCTATTAAACCATCTAAAAATTGCATTTGTATAAAATATATGTTTGCAATATATTAATTGTGTAACAATATCATTATCAGCAAAATCGATTTGAGTAATTGGACACGTTATATTTAATGGATTTTCTATTGTATTAAATAATAGTTGTTGTGTTGCTTGTTCTAGTTGTTCGGGCGATGGTCTAACATCTACGGTTGAAGATAAAAAATTTTGTAAAGAACTATTAGATATATCATTAAAAATATTATTCATAATATTATTAAATCTAGATGATACAGACTGAGTAGTATTTCTATATACGTGTGGTTCATTATTATAAGTATATTGAGTATTGTGAGCATATTGAGTATTGGGAGTATATTGAGTATTGTGAGTATATTGAGTATTGGGAGTATATTGAGTATTGTGAGCATATTGAGTATTGGGAGTATATTGAGTATTGTGAGTATATTGAGTAGTGGGAGTATATTGAGAAATAGGAGTATAACGAGAAAATGCTGTAGAAGGTCTATTTACAATTTCGCCATATACCTGTTGTTGTTGATTAATAATATTAATAATATTATGTAATGCAGTATTACTAGAATTAATAAAATTAATATAAGATGATAATATTCGTTCATTATTATTATTATTATTATTATTATTATTATTAGAATTATACATTTTATATATGTATATAAATATGTTTAAATATATAAATTGATTATAAAATAATGGAATTTAATAAAGATAAATATTATGATAAAGGATTAACTGGTTTAGCGAATGTAGGAAATTCTTGTTATATAAATTCATGTATGCAATTATTATCCCATACATATGAATTAAATGAATTACTGACAAATTTAGATAAAAATAAAATTAATGATAATATAGATGCAACTGTATTAATAGAATGGAATAATTTAAGAGAAATGATCTGGAATGAAAATTGTACGATAGCACCCTGGGGTTTTATTAAAACAATACAAAGTGTTGCAAAAAAAAAAGGAATAGAACTTTTTATGGGATATTCACAAAATGATGTAACAGAATTTCTATTATTTATAATAGAATGTTTACATACAAGTTTAAAAAGAGATGTAGATATGTCAATTAAAGGAAATGCAATAAATAATCTCGATTTATTAGCAAAAGATTGCTATACAATGATGGAAAATATGTATAAGAATGAATATTCTGAATTATTAAATATATTTTATGGTATTTCTATAACACAAATAAAATCATTTGAAACAGATGAAGTTTTAAGTCGTAAATGTGAACCATTTTCAATATTAACACTTTCATTACCAGAAAATAATAAAACAACTTCAATATTTGAATGTTTAGATAATTATAGTAAGAATGAAGAATTAAAAGATGATAATGCTTGGTTTAATGAAAAAACTAATGAAAAAGAAGATGTAAATAAAAATATAATATTTTGGAATTTACCAAATGTATTAATAATAGAACTAAAAAGATTTGACAATTCAAATAAAAAAATTCGTTCATTAGTAAATACAGAATTAGAAGATGTAGATTTTTCAAAATATGTATCTGGTTATAATGCAAATGAATATATTTATGATTTATTTGGTGTAGCAAATCATATGGGTAATGTATTTGGAGGACATTATACTGCAAATATAAAAAATTTAAATGGAAAATGGTATAATTTTAATGATACAAATATTAGTATTATTACTAAAAATAAAGTAATTACAGAATTTACATATTGCCTTTTTTATAGAAAAAAAAATAAAAATTAAATATATAATGAGTGGTATAAATATTAATTCAATTACAGGTATTCCAACATTAGATAAATATTATGATAATATTTCATTTAATCCAATAATAATTACGGTATTAGTAGTTATTATTATTTTATATTTTATATTTTTTGGTTATTTAGGAGGAACATCTTCTTCATTATCAGATAATGATTTATTTAGTTCTGATGATTCGGAAAGTTCATCTGGTGGACAAGTAAAAATGTTAGGTATAATATTGACAAGTATTTTTATTGTATTAGTATTAATAAATGGATTTAATTATTTATTAAATATCAATATCGTAACTAGTATAAAAGATTTTTTTTCTAAAAGTCCTAAAATAGATATTTTAGCAGATAGTGAATTAACATCCGATAAAGATTCTGATGTTCCTGAAATTAAATATGTAGAACAAGTATATCATATTCCAAATAATAAATATACATATGAAGATGCAAAAGCATTATGTAAAGCATATGGAAATCGATTAGCAAATTATAAAGAGATTGAAAGTGCATATGAAAATGGTGCTGATTGGTGTAGTTATGGATGGTCAGATAATCAAATGGCATTATATCCAACACAATATAAACATTGGAAACAATTGCAAAAAATTAAAGGACATGAACATGATTGTGGAAGACCAGGTATAAATGGTGGATATATAGCGAATCCAAATGTTCGATTTGGAGTGAATTGTTATGGATATAAGCCTAAAATAAATAAATTAGAAGCAAAATTAATGAATGATACACAGTTATATCCAGTATCACAAGAAGATATTAATTTACAGAATAGAATAAAATATTGGAAAAATAAAATTAATAATATATTAATTTCACCTTTTAATCCGAAAAAATGGAGTCGTATTTAGTAAATAATTTATAATATTTACTCTGACTTTTTATTTTTTTTAGTAGTTTTTTTTTTCAAATGAGTATTAACTTTTTTAGATTTATTTGATTTATTTGATTTAGTCGATTTATTTGATTTAGTCGATTTATTTGATTTAGTTGATTTAGTTGATATAGATACTTTATTTTTTCTAGTTTTTTTGGGTTTAATATTAGATTTAGTATTAGATTTAGTATTAGATTTAGTATTAGATTCACTATATGATGCATTATTTATTAATTTATCTATTAGACTATCATCAATACATTTAATATTATTATTTGGATCATCTAGTTCATGAATATCATCTACATCATGAATATCATCTACATCATGAATATCATCTAGTTCATGAATATCATCTAGTTCATGAATATCATCTAGTTCATGAATATCATCTAGTTCATGAATATCATCTAGTTCATGAATATCATCAGGAACATTATTTTCGCCAGAAGTAATAGTATGTATGCAATTGTTATTGATACAATTAATTTCGTGAGATATAGTGTTAGGTGATTTATTACCACAAGAATAAATATTGGGTATAGCTAAATTAGTTAATAATTTATTATTAATATGTTTAAAAGAATCATTATTTGCTAAAGTATTAATTAATAATTTCTCCATTCTAAATTGTATATATATATTATTCTAAGGAATTATATCCGATACAGTAAATCGTTTAATTTCTTTAATACTTTTGATATTCCGTTGTGATTTAATAAAATTAATTATTTCCATTGCGTTATCATCATTATGATAATATTTATTAAGACATTCATAAATAAATTTATATGTTAAAGGTTGAGAATAATTAACGTCAACAAATCGTAATTTTCCATTATTAATTTTAATAGTAGCGTTATCTAAATGATTATTTGAAACATATTCTAAAATAGAGTTATTATATTTATTTTTTTCCATTCTAATTTTCTTTAATTCGATAATACTTTGTTTAATTTTATTATCAAGTAGAACCCATTTTTTAATATTTTCTTCTAAAGACATTAATATAATTAATAAATTTATTTATTTAATTATATTAAAAATATTATTTAATCTATCTTCTACGGCTTCTTCTTCTGCGGCTTCCTCTTCTGCGGCTAGAACTACGTTTTGGACCAACAGCTAAAAGAGTTCCTAATAAACCGAATGGAACTAATGGAGAACCACCTTTTTTACTATGTCTACGGCTACGATGTTTTTTACCACCTTTTTGAGCTGATTGCGATGAAGATGAAGGAAATGGTGCGGGGTGTAGTGGACGAAGATTGGCACCTCCCTTAAATTTACGGCTACCTCTACGTTTTGTACTTTTGCGTCTTGTTCCACCAATAAATTTTTGTAATAAACCCATTATATATATAATTAAGAAAATAATTATTAATATTAATTAATAGATTTATTACGTAAAAGTAAAATAAAAATTCCTAAATGTAATAAAAAACTAATTAAAACAAAAATTAACGACAAATATATGTATGGATTTATTTCTTTTAATAAAATACTAACAATTGGTTGAATAATCGGATGTATAATTTCTTTAATATTTTCTTTAATTTCTTCTTTTTTTAAAAATAATAAACATTCATTTAGAAATGAATCTTTCATTAATTTATAAATTTACTTTATTTACTATTTATTAACGGATTTATGCGTGTTAATGTAAAGTAATTTTTCTATAAATTTAATAATGGAAAATATTATAGAACCGACCGAAAAATTTAATTTTACAACCCTAAATTTAGAAAGTCCATCTCCTTTACCAGGAGGTAATTTTTTTACAAAAATTAATTATACTGATAAAAAACTACCATTATATATACAATTACCGAAATGTAAAAGTAAACATGGTATTATAAAAAATGTATCATCTAATAAATCATATATTGATTTAATGTTTAATTATTTTGAAACTGATTTATTAACATGGTTTGAAAATTTAGAAACAAAATGTATAGAATTAATACACAATAAAAAAGATATTTGGTTTCAAACCGAATTAAATTTAGACGATATAGAAAATATGTTTAATTCAGCAATGAAATCATATAAATCAGGAAAATATTTAATAATTAGAGCTCATATACCACAGGGAAAACAAGTAAAAAAAGATTACTGTATGATATTTGATGAAATGGAACAACTTTTAGATGCATCTGCTGTAAAAGAAAATATAGAAATAATACCATTAATTTGTATAAATGGTATTAAATTTTCATCAAAAAGTTTTCAATTAGATATTAATTTGCCACAAATTATGGTAATGAGTATACAACAGGAAATTAAAAATGAGTGTATGATAAAATCCTTAACATTTAGTAAAAATAAAGATAAAGATAAAGATAAAGATATAGATATTTTAGAAAAAGCAGAATCTTTAGACATAAATACCAATTTTAATAAAAAAATTAATATTGAGTCCAAAAATTTTCCGGATTCAAATGAAATAAATGATACTAGTAATTCGAGTGATTTGAATAAAATAAATGAAATAAATGAAGTAAATAATACTAGTGAATTAAATAATTTGGGTGATTTGAATGATAATAGTAATTTGAATGAAGAAAATGAAAACTTAAAAGAATTAGATATAAATTCTATATTGCAAGAAGTAGAAATTGATGTAGAAAATAACGATGATAATGTATGTTTAAAAAAACCAAATGATATATATTATGAAATATATAAATCTGCAAAAAATAAGGCTAGACATTTAAAGAAAGTAGCAATTGATGCATATTTAGAAGCTAAAAATATTAAAACAAAATATATGTTAGATGAAATTAATTCTTCAGATGATGAATTAAGTAATTTTTCTGAAAATGAAGAATAAGCATTTTACTTTAGCAAATTAATTTATTATTTTACAATTAACAAATTAATTTATAATTAAAAAATATTTTATTATTTATTTTATATATATGAATCTCTTAAAAGAATTAAAAAAGCTGAAAATTCAGCATGTATTACTTTTAGCAGGAACTGTTGTTGTTGTTTTATATTTATATAATTATTCTTCGCGATTAGGATCATTATTTAGTGGTATGGATAATAATAAAACACCTCCTGCATTAAATGACTCCGCCTCCGCACCGGTGGATAATCAAGTTAAAGCTGCAATGCCTATTGGTATGAATTCCGGACCAAGTTCAGCAAATGGTTTACAAACTATTACTGGTGGTACAGGAAATTGCGCGAATAAACCATCGACAAATCCTTCTGATTTATTACCAAAGGATAATAATAATCAATGGGGTGATGTAAATCCAAGTGGTTCCGATGAATTATCCAATGTTAATTTACTAAAAGCAGGATTCCATGCGGGAATTGATACTGTTGGTGGTACATTAAGAAATGCAAATTTACAGGTTAGATCTGAACCACCAAATCCACGAACACTTACTGGATGCCCATGGAATACCTCAACTATTGAACCAGATACAATGCGTCGAGGTTTAGAAATTGGTTGTGGACAACCATAAATAAATTTAAATTATATTTAATATTGAATACTTATTTAAATTATCATTTATTATATTTACAAACTAAAAAAAAATTGTATATATAATATGAATATAAATATATTTAGCATTATAATAATATTTTTTATAGTAATAATTTCATATCGTTTATACCGTAATTCTGATTTATTTCAATTAAAATGTATTATTTCAAATGTAGATGGAAATGAATATTGTATACGTGAACGTAATAAACTACATTTAGCAAGTGATTTATTAGCTAATGCAAATAATAATATGAAAAAAGTAGTAAATTATTGCGCAAAACAATATCCTGATAAGGAATGTGTATCTAGATTAATAAAAGGTTATAATCCAAAAAAAATTATGGAAACATTGCCTACAAGTAAATATACGGCATATAGTCAAAATAAGGGTGAAAAATTGGCATTTTGTTTAAATGCTGAAAAAAATAATCCACATCAATTGATTGATTTAAATACATTAACATTTGTTGCATTACATGAACTAGCACATGTTGCAACAAAAAGTGTAGGTCATACATCAGAATTTTGGAATAATTTCAAATTTTTACTTATGCAGGCAGAAAAAATAAATGTATATAAACCGATCGATTATAAAAATAATCCGCAAAATTATTGTGGTATGACAATAACCGATAATCCATATTATGATCAATAAATAATAAACATTAAATAATGATTATTATTAATAAAGAAAATTTAATATAATATATATATGGCAGGAGGACTTTTTGGAAAACCATTTGCATTTAATATAAAATGTATTATATTTTCATTAATATGTATGACACTTTTTTTATATAAACCAATATTTTATAATAATTATATGTTATATGGTAGTTTATTTTTAATTTTTATAGTAGCATATGTAGCGATGGCTTGGTATGATTATTATTTTGATTGTAGAATATTACCATTGCGTAAAGGAAAATTATCATGGCAATCCTTAGTTAAACCGCCAGCACATGAACCAGAAAAACAAAAAGAATGGTCTTGTGAAAATGATACAAATGTTAAGTATATATTAATTTATTTAGCTCATATATTATTTATTGTCCCGTTAATTGCATATGTGGCATTATATCGAAAACAAGTAAATCCTATAGTATACCCAATATTAGGTGTATTATCATTATTTACATTAGGTTATCATGGAATGTATTTATTACTTGCATCTCACAAATGATTAAATTGTTATTTTCTTTTTTTAATTATTATATTGGATTTTGTTTTTGTTATATCATTTTCTAGAGATTTAATTTCTAATAAAAGATTAATCTTTTGAATATATTCATCTAGTGATTTCATTTCTAATAAAAGTATTTCATTTTCTTTAATTTTTGATTTTAAATTTTCTTTTAATTGTTTAACTTCATTTTCTATTTTTTCATCATATTCTTTCTTTGATTTATTTAAATTGTGATACATTATTTTATTCTCTCTTAATTGTTTATATAATGTATTAATAATATCTTCGCTATTTCCACAGTGCCCATATTCTTTATTATATGTTCGTTGTTCATTTTCTAACCAATTTCGATGTTTTTGACATTTCATATGTTGTGCAATAAATGATTGAGCAACATTATATTCTCGATTCATACATGGACATTCGATTTTTGAACCTTTACCATATGTTATTTTTAATTCTTCCCATGTTAAATCTCTAAGTTGATTAGTTTTTTCATTATATTTCAACTTATACGGTTCTGATCTAACTGTTAATGACATTTTAGTAATAATATTTATATTATTATATTATTTTTCAATTTTAGAATAATATAATTATAAAAATCCGATCTATCATATACCAGATCTAGATTATATATTATATAATTTCTTAGTATTAAATATGGCACTAAAACAATCGCAACAAGATGATGTAAAAGAATGGTTATTACATTAAATAATGATTAAGATTTAATATTTGATTTATTCATTATATGATAACTTAAAAAAGTTTTAAAAAGTTTATTTAGTATAAATCTGATAATATACGGATATATTATTGTAAAATTTTTGTACAATATTTTCATCTAATTTCCAATTAGATATAGATGGAAAATATGTATCGCATTCATATTCATTTAGAATAAATGTAATATATAATTTATTTATAATAGATTCGTTTATAAATTGTTCATAAATTTTACTTCCACCAATAATCCATACTGTATCATATTTTTGTTCTTCACAAAATTTATAAATACTTTTAATATTATTAAATGACTTGACTAGATTATTTTTTGGTGAATTATCATTAATATTTAAGGTAGATGATAGTATAAGATTATCTCTCTTTGGTAATGGTTTTTTAGGTAAACTATTCCATGTATTTTTACCCATAATAATAGCATTATTTCCATTTCCTCTAGTTAATTTAGAAAAATGTTTTAAATCATCAGGAATATTCCAAGGTAAATTATTATTAATACCTATACCTCTATTTATATCAAATGCAACAATTATATTATATATCATAATTAATATATATATATTAATATTATCTATATATATTAATTATCTATATCAAATTATAAATATAAATATATAAAATAATATAAGATTAATTTATATATATATGGCATCTGAAATATATAAATTATGTTATTTAAAAAATAATATTATAGAAAAAATACATGTTTATAAAGGAGATAATATAGTAAGTAATTTTGATTTGGTATCTGATGAACCCATACAATCCGATATTGAAGAAATAAAGGAGAAAGAACTTCCATCCGATAGTGTTCTAGATGTGTCAGATGATGAGTCTGACGATGATGGGTCTGAGGATGATGATTCTGACGATGATGATTCTGATGATGATTCTGAGGATGATGATTCTGATGATGATTCCGATGATGATGATGATGTGTCTGAAGATGATATCTCAAAAGCTAGTACTCCCTTACAAGTAAGTTCATCATTAAAAGCTAGTACTCCCTTACAAGTAAGTTCATCATTAAAAGCACCATCATCAGATAGTGATTCATTAAATCAATGGGGTGGAGATCAAACGCCAGTATTTAATAAAGAAGAACATCAAAATATTAGAGAGAATAATATACAAGTAGAATATTTTGATTCTGTAATACATGACGATGATACTATAGAAACAATTAAGAAAAAAATTGTAGAACATGGAGAGATAGCATATGAAGAAATATATTTATTTTTTTCTTATAAAAGTAGTTTAAATTCGGAAAATGTTTATAGACAATTAACACACGATGGTAAATTAGAGTTAAATAGAATTAGATTAATTCAATTCTTAATAAATATTAATTATTTAGAAGGAATAGATAAACTATCAGATAAGGAATATTATACATATGAAGATATATTAGAATTAAAATTAGATGAAAAAGAATTTATAATTTATCATCCATTAGGACAAAAATGTATGGCCGTAAATACTTCATATCCATTTGCAATAAATCCGTATACAGTAATTAGATTTGATCCTTTTTTGGAAAAATATGCGAATCAACAAATATCAACAACAAATTTATCTTTGTTAATGACAAATATTGAAATCGGGTCTAAAATATATAACAATACAATATATGTTTGTACAGCCCAAGATGTATTAAATAATATGGTATCAAAACAATTATCTGTAGAAAGTTCAATAAAAATCTATTTTCCATATTTGGAACAAAAAAATATAATATCACTACAATTATTAGATACAAATAGAAATGAATTATTAGAGAATTCAAAAAAATTAGTAAATAAAGAATATAAAAGAAATAATGATAATGTAAATTTATTTTATAATATATATAAAAAACGCTTATCAGAGTTAAATTATATAAATAAAGGTATAAATAAGATTAGTTTTTATATGCACTCCAATAATTCATATATTTTACCTTTAAATATAATATTTAAAATAATACATGCAACGAAATTAATACCATTTATTAAATATAATAAATCCAAAAAAACTGAAAAAATTATACGTTTATATGCAAATAAAATTACTGCTGATGGGAAAAAAGTTCCTTATTTAAATAAATCTCTAATTTTAAAATTAATAAAAATACTTGGAAAAAATAAAACGGTTGCGTGTTATATTGAATATGAGTATAATGGTTCAATAATTCCTGTAGTATGTGAATTTCATAGTAATGCTAGCATTTTTATTTCAATTGAATTAAAAACAGCACAGAAAGAATCATCAATTACAACTATATTGCAAAATGCAGTTAATCCAGTAATAAATAATATAAAAACATTACTTGAACAAAGTGGGTATACACTGCCATTATTTAAATCATTCTATGAAAAAAATATAGAAATTGAAAATATTGAATATGTCTTAACATTAGAAATTATGAATATAATAGATTTAACTAAAAATATGGGATGTATTTCGTCTATATTTAATGTGGAACAAGGTAAATTATCCAAAGGTATTAATATGAGATTTAAACGTGTATCAAATTATAATGAAATGGATAGCATGGAGGCGCATATAATAGATCTTTTAAATCAAAAACATAATGAGAACGAAATAATAGAAAATCTTACACAAAATTTTAGAATTAGTGAATCGCAAGCAAGAATAAAATTAGCGGATATAGTTAGTTCGGTAGAAGTTGTAAAAAATTTATATAAAACCAAAAGTATTAAAATTAAAAATAACCCAGGATTTTTAACATCAATTAATCAAGAACAATTTACAAATAATATTAACATAACTGTTTCTGGTATAAATAATATTTTATATTTAAATACACTACAAATATATTTAGATTCACTGATAAGAATAACACAAAATCCAGACTCGACATCAGTATCAATAGATGAAATAAATGAATTATGTTATCAAAAAAAAATTACTAAAGAAAAAGTGATAGAGGATATTGTCGCTCCAGCTGAAAAATCATATCCAGAAAATGAACAATCAAGTATTATTGCTGAAGAATTAATATTTGATTCTGATAATCAATCAACAAAATCAAAAGATGAAGATGATATATTAGATATGTTATTAGGTAGTGATGAGGATGATGCCGAAGAGGAAGCTGAAGAAGTTGAAGCAGCAGAAGAAGTTGAAGAAGCAGAAGACGCAGAAGCAGTTGAAGAAGCGGAAGAAGCGGAAGAAGCCGCAGAATCTGAGGAATCGGAAGAAGCCGCAGAATCTGAGGAATCGGAGGAAGAAGCTGAAGAATCAGAAGAAGAAGAAGCAGAGAAAGAAGAAGAGAAAGAAGGAGAGAAAGAAGTATCTGATGAAGAAGAACTAGGAGATGAAGAATCTCAGGAAGAAGAAGCAGAGAAAGAAGAATTGGAGAAAGAAGAATCGGATGAAGAAGAACTAGGAGATGAAGAATCTCAGGAAGAAGAAGCAGAGAAAGAAGGATTGGAGGAAGAAGAATCTGAGGAAGAAGAACTAGGAGATGAAGAATCTCAGGAAGAAGAAGAAGAAGAAGGTGATATGGATGATGATGTTGTATGGGGAGGTTCATTTAAAAAAAAACCAAAACGATTATCAATAGAAGAACCATCAAAATCACCCGATTTGCAAAAAAAACCAACACTATCAACAAAATTAATTCAAGATATAACAGGAAAATCATTAGCAAATCCAAATCCATTTTATAAAAAATTAATGGATAGAGATCCAAAGTTATTTATGAATGATGTAAATGCTCGTTATAATGCATATTCACGTTCGTGTCCATGGATGAATCGTAGACAACCAGTAATATTAACAGATAAAGAAAAAGAAGTAATTGATAAAAAACATCCAGGTTCGTATGATGAAGCGATTAAATATGGGTCAGATAAAGATAAACAATATTGGTATATTTGTCCGCGTTATTGGAGTTTAAAGGATAACGTTAGTTTAACAGAAGAACAGGCAAAATCGGGTAAATATGGTGGAATAATACCAAAAGATGCAAAAAAAGTTCCACCTGGAGCGAATATTTTTGAATTTAATGATAAAAAGGTTGAACATATAGGAAAAGATGGAAAATATATTACACATAATCCTGGATTTTTAAAAGATGATGATTTTCCTGATGGATTATGTCGTCCTTGTTGTTTTAAAAACTGGGATAGTAAAACCCAATTAATGCGACGAGATGAGTGTATAAGAAAAGAAGAGGTTATAGATAAACCAGTTAGTAAAAAAGAAACAGTCGGAGATTATATTAAAGGTCCAGAAAAATTTCCATTAAAACAAAATAGGTGGGGATTTTTACCAATAGTTATTCAAAGATTTATTAAAACAGATAATAAAACTTGTCAAATTAGTATAACAAATTCTAGTTTAAAACAAAATCATAAATGTTTATTGCGACATGGTGTAGAAAATAATCGTTTACAATCGTTTATAGCATGTATTGCAGATGCATTTATTAATGATAAAGATATAGCAGTACCATCAATAAAAGAAATGAAAAAAATAATAATTTCTAGTATAGATTTAGATAAATTTATAACATATCAAAATGGTACATTATTGTTATTATTTTCAAAAAAAATGGAAGATATTGCGGTAGAATTAGCACAAGAGATAGAAGAAGAAATGGATGTTGATATTGATTTATATTCTAATACTTTTATATATAAAAATACAAATAAAGAAAATGATAATGAAAAACAATTTTTAGTTAATGCGATAAAATCGTTTGAAAACTTTAAAAAATTTTTAAAATCAAATAATGTATTAATTGATTATACATATTTATGGGATATAATATGTACTCCAAATCCAAATTTATTTCCACGAGGAATAAATCTAGTTATATTAGAATTAAATAATGATGATTTAACGGAAAATGTTAAAGTAATATGTCCAACAAATCATTATTCAAATGAATTTTATGATATAAATAAACAAACTTTAATTTTAATAAAAAATGATAAATATTATGAACCGATATATATTCTAGAAGATAAACCCCAATTTTTTGAAATAACAAGATTATTTAGTTTGAAAGATAAAGAATTAATGCCAAATTTAAAAGCAGTATTAGAAATTATAAAAGATGCTCAAAATACAAAATGTGGTCCGGTTGCGAGTATTTCTCATGTGTATAAATTTAAGGAAAATATTATATTAAGTAAAGTTTTATTTTATATACAGGAAGCAGGATATAGATTATTAAATCAAATAATGAATTATAATGGTAAAGTAATAGGAATTATTATAGAAAAAGGAGATAGATCGGGATTTATACCATGTTATCCATCAAGTTTATTTATTGATTTAGGTGATAATATTAAATGGATAGATGATGATGAAATATGGAAACCATATAAAGAAACTCGTGATTTTTTATTGGATGTAAAGAGAGAAACACGAAATAAAATTTTATGTGATCCAAAATTAAAAGTTATTGAAGATGGATTAATTGTAGGTATAATTACGGAAACGAATCAATTTATTGGAATTTCTGAACCAGAACAAGATACCTATGGAGAAGATCTAGAAAAAATAAACGAATCGGAACATATTATAGCGGATACAGTATCATTGCTTTCTAAGAATAAAGATACGGAACGAATTAATTATATAAAAAAAATTAAATTAGAAAATAATTTTTATAATACATTTCGAAATACAATTAGAATTATATTAGGTCGAGTAGAATATATAAAAGTTCGAAAAGATATAGAAAATTTTATTTTTAATAATTCTTTATCATATTATGATAAATTAGAAAAAGTAGAAGAAAAATTACGAGAAATAACAGAAGATAGTATAAATTTTATAATTGATCCAGATGATACATTATTTAATAAATTAAATAATATAACTACATGCATAATCAATACCGATGGTGAGTGTAGTAAAAAAGATTACTGTTTATTAGATAGTGAAAATAATTGTAAATTACAGATACCAAAAAGAAATTTAATTACACCAACGCAAGACAATGAAGAATTATATTATGGAAAAATGGCAGATGAGTTAGTGAGATATAATAGAATAAGACATTTTATATTTGAACCACAAGCATTTTTATCATTTTCTAATGTTAAATATAATTTAAATGATGATGAAATAATAATATTACAATCATTATTAACTCAAGAATATTTTGAAGATATGAGAAATATTATTAATAATAATTATATAAATAATACTAGTTATGATACAGTAAATCCATTATCTGGAAAACCGAAATTTATTTCACAACCACAAATATTAGAACAACCAAAGAAAATTTTAAAACTAATTAAATCAGCAGAAAAAATACCTAGTTTAGAAACAACTGGTCTAAAATTAACGAGTATAGAATCAAATAAATCGAAATCTGAATCACCAGATGAAAACATGGTAGATTCAAATAAACCGAAATCTGAATCACAAGATGAAAACATGGTAGATTCAAATAAACCGAAATCTGAATCACTAGATAAATCAAGGATATCTAGTTTGAAATTAAGTAGTTCTCCTATAGTAGAAGAATTAGTGGAAATACAATGTAAGACTGAGAAAAAAGCGATAACAAATAAATGGAGACCATTATTTCCACCGAAAACAACAGAAATAGAATTTGGTGAAGAACTACCATTCTGCAGTTTTGAAATAATATTAACAATAATTAAAGATTATAAAAATAGTAATATTAAAAGAATTAATCAATTGAAAGAAATCTTAGTAGAAGAATATACCAAATATGAAAATAAATTAAATATAATTGCAAATATATTAGCAAAGGAAGGAAAAATAGATATAGCACATAAATTAAGAGATGGTGATATAACAATAGATATAATGATTATGTCTGAAAATTATTATATAACAAACTTTGATATAATATTATTAGCAAAAAGATTAAATATTCCATTAATATTGATATCTTCGACAAAGTTAGTTGAAAATAATAGTTATATATTAATAGTAAATAATACAGATAGTAATTCTTTTTATTTTGTTAAGGTACCCGGAATGAAAGCTGATGTTGTACTGAAATATAGGTTATATACATTAGATGATAGTTATCAAATACCAACATATAAATTTCCAGATAAAATGCGAACCAGTATAGAAAAAGAAAAAGTATTAAATATAGATGACTACATAGAAAGTAATAGAAAAAAATCAAAAAAATTACCAAAAAAACCTAAAAAATTAAAAATAATATCACCACTTGATGATAAGAAAGAGGAAACATCACAAGAGAGAGACTATAATTCTCCAACTGAAGAAGAACAATTACAAGTATTAGAAGAACTAGAAGAACTAGAAGATTAGAGCAATAAATATAAATTTTATTTATAATATAATATATTATATTATAAATAATGAGTAATATAGAAGAAAAATTATTAAATAAAACAGACACTACTATGGATACTAAATCTAATTCTAAACTATCCGCACCTTATCCCGCTCTTGCACCTATGCCTATTTTTTTTCCAGCCGATTTATTTATACCACAAAAATCTAATAATATAAATAGAATAATACAACCGACAATACAACATGTAGTACCACATCCAATATCTCGTTCTAATCAAAAAAAAAGATATAATTTAAAAAAAATGAATTTTTAATTTTTTTAATTTTCTTATTTTTCTTATTTTTCTTATTTTTTCTTATTTTTCTTATTTTTCTTATTTTTTCTTATTTTAGGCAGATTCCTGTTCAATTTTTGGTAGGCTACTTCCAGCTTTAGCGAAATGAGGACTCATATATCTCTGAAGGTTAAAATAAGTTAGTTCATCGCCATCATTAATTTTCAATAGAGTGGCAAGACTAGTATCTGGGTTAATCTTTCTTCCATTTGTTTTATCCTGAAGATTATTTGCACGAATATATCCATTAATTTCCCGAGTTACTTCTGTACGCGCCATTTCTGTACCAACAGGTTTCTTTAGAAAGTTAGCTAGTTCGGTACTAATAAGAGTTGGTTTAACAAAACCACTTGGCGAACGGTTTCCGGTTTTACGCTTACGCTTCGAGCTAAGTTTTTGTGCTGTTTTAAGTTCTCTAACAGCTTTTTTTTCAAGTGCACGAAATTCAGTTTTAAGTGCATTCATTTGCGAAAGAAGACTTTGGAATTTTGACATAAACTCACCAAATACTTCTGTTAGAACAATATCAGTGGATTCAGAAACAGTGGCTTCTGTACTAACCACTGTATTACCAGCTGGTGTAGCACTAACTGGTTCTACAACCTTGGATTTAGCAACAGTTTCGGTTGCCTTAGCCTTCGATTTAGTGGTTTTTTTTGGTACTTCGGCTGTAGCAACCGGGGCTACAGATAGAATTGGTTGAGTCGCTTTTGCTTTGCTTGCTTTTCCCATTTTATATAATACCATATTAGTTCTTTTTTAAGTCTTTTATACGATAAAATAATATTTGCGTAAAAGTTTTAGAGCATCATTATGTTGTGGCAACGGATTGATATAACCAAGGCATTGCAATTGCTGCATTATCATTTACCAAAGTTAATCCGCAAAGCACATATGATGCGCCCAAGTTTCGAGAAATATTATTAATGCCGGTTTTAATAAATTGTTCGATAACGGATAAAACAGTTTTTTGTAAATAAATATAGGTATAATTGCGAAGATGATTAAAATCAATATATTTAAAAGGATTACCATCCGGAAAGCAAATTTCTTGTTTAGTTGTTATATTTAATTGTGCTCTATATTGCCATATATCATATAGTTCTCTTAAAAGTTGTATTAAAGAATTATAATCTAAACTAGTAAACCATGATACATCAGTATAATTACCTAATTCATCAATATATTGAAATAATTCTAAACATTTAAATTCAACTTTTTTCTTTTGACTAATAAATTCAGTATTATCATTTAAAATAATATTATTTGAATTATCAAATAATTTATTTAATCGAATTAATTGTTTAATATTTTTAAAATGTTTAAGATCAATTATATATCTATTATATGGATTAAATGTTTCATTATTTGATTTAATAAAAAGGTTATAAATAGAAATAATACTAAAACCCCATATTGAATTATCTTTATCTTTATAACTAAAAAAATCTGGATATTTTATATCAGAAATATTTTCGAATGAAAAGAAATCATTAGAATTTGTACATAATGATCTGTTATATATGGCGGGACCAATAAGTTTAAAATATGTTTGTACAAAATACCGGCGTAAATATTTTTGTAATACAATTGCAAAATTAGAATTCAATAAATAATTATATATTCGGTCATTTAATTGTGATTTATTACCAGAAATTTTTAATTTATAACATTTACATATCTCTTTTAATTCAGTTTGTTTATAATTTTTTTTTATAAATATATTGTAATCAGAAAATTTGGGTATTTCGATATTAATTACTCTCATATTATTATATATTTTTATATTTTTAGTACTAGAAATCTTTTTAGTAGTAATAATATTATTATCTTTTTCTATATTTGAAATCATATTATATTATATTAATATTTTTTTATATTAATTATTAAATCAAAGATTAAAAATCAAAGAATAAAAATATAAAATTGACTCATAATATAATGAGTTAATTATAAATAAAAACTAGATCTATAATGGGGATTAAGAATTTAAACATGTATATAAAAAATAATACAAATAAAACTTCTATTAATAAAATTTTCTTGGCTTCATTATATGGAAAAATAATAGCAGTAGATACTAGTATATATTTATATAGATTTTTAGGAGAAGATGCATTATTAGAAAATATGTATATTATGTTATCGTTATTTCGTTATTATAATATTACACCAATATTTATATTAGATGGCAAACCTCCAATAGAAAAATTAGAGTTAATAAAACAACGATGTAATGATAAAAATGATGCAGAAAAACAATATAATGATATTAAAGATAACTTAGAAAATATAGAATCTCTAGAAAATAAGAAAGAATTATGTAAAAAAATGCAACTACTAAAAAAAAATTTTACTAGACTAAAACGAAAAGATTATAAGCAAGTATTAGAATTAATAGATGCATTTGGAATGCCATATATAGAAGCTGATGGAGAAGCTGATGTATTATGTGCAAAACTAGTTATAAAAAAAATAGCATATGCATGTTTAAGTGAAGATATGGATTTATTTGTATATGGTTGCACACGTGTATTACGATATCTAAGTTTAATTAATAAAAGTGTAATTTTATATGATTTAAATGATATACTTTCCGATTTAAATTTATCATTAAAAGAATTTAAAGAAATTTGTATAATTTCAGGAACAGATTATAATATCAATAATACAGTAAATACAATAAATATAGTGGATACGGTTGATAATGTAGATACTGTAAATTTATACAAAACATTTAAATATTTTGAACAATATAAAAATTCAAAATATTATAATATCATTGATTTCTATACATGGTTGGATAATAATTATAATTATATTAAAAATATATATAAATTATATGATATATATAATTTATTTTCAACATCGAATGTAGAATTTAAAAAAATTAAAGTTAAAATGAAAGAAATTAATTTTGACAAAGTTAAAGAAATACTGAAAACTGATGGATTTGTATTTCTATAAATAAGGGTCGACCTTTATTATGTAATAGTCATGCGCAAAGAATGATTATTTTTTCCGAGTTTAATATTATTACATAATTGCATAGCTTTAAAAAAAACTTGATTATTATAACAATTTAATATAAATTGGCAAAAATTATCTACATTATTTTTTGTTTGTTTAAATTTAATAATATTATTATTATTATGTTTATTACACCAATATAAGAAATCTTTATAATTGCTAAGTAGAGCCGCTGTAAAAACATAATAACATAACGCATTGGTTTTCTCTCTATATTTATTACCTGAGTTAATAATTATACTCATTATTTTATTCGATTGTATAATAGAAAAATTTATTTCATTAAGCATTAAAATTTTAAACTCAGAGAGAAATTTTCTATAAGTAGGTTTTTTATTTAAAAAAGATACTATCATAACATTTAATATTCTAGCCCATGTTTCACAATATGTTTCATATATATTATATTTACTATTAATACCAATTAGCTCTTTTAAAATTTCTCTCTGTTTATCAATATTCATTGTAGCAAAATCTAAATCCAGATTATGAAATAATTCATGAATTAATACTTTATACCATTCTTCTTCTCTATAAATTGTAATAGATGTTTTATTGTGACAACCAGCGGTAGAAAATCCACCATTTACATGTATTGGTTCTAATATATGAATGGGATTTGTAGGTATGAATCTTTTAAATGGTGTAAAATATATATCAAGATCTATATTTTTAGAACAATTAGATGATGTATATAAATTTAAAAGATAAATAATTAAAAGAATTTTAAATATTATATTATGAATTTTAGTATTTGAATATTTTGATATAGTGTATAAATTTATATTAATATTTTTTCCATTTAATTTAGTTTTATGAGTAATTTTATAATGCATATAATGTTTAATATAATCTTGTATTTTGTTTGGAAAGTAAGTAGACCTACTATTTAATAATATATGATTTATTTCGGTATTATTATAGTTATTAAGATTTAAATTATTTATATATTTTTCTCCTTCTAAAATATTATGATATAATGTATTTATTATTTGCATATATATATATATATAAACTTTAAAAGTTTAATCAAATAAAAATAAATTTGAAACAACATTAATTTAATAACATTAATTTAATAACATTAATTTAATAACAAAATATAAATCAAAATATGAAAAAATCAATAGAAAAGGAAAAGAAATTATAACAATTAGACATGTTGCAGGAGGAGATAAATATACAAAAATTAAAATATAGTTAGGGGTTTAAGGGGTCTCCCCTTATCCCCTTACTTAAGAGAGTCTATTTCTTATTTTCATTAAATCAGTGAAAACAATGGGTTGAGCTCCACGTAGATAATGTTGTAATTTGGCATTTTTAGTTTTACGTAATAAACCAAGTAATTCGGGATTTTGTTGAAATTTTGCGGTTTGAGCGGCAATTAATACATCTTTTTTAATTTTTTCAAAATTTGGATCGATCGGAATAGATTTATCACGAATTTGTTCTTCTTTATGCTTTCCAGATGCGCTTCCTGCAGCTTTTGCTAATACTAAATCATCCGAAATTTTAGATTTAGAATCTAAAGAAAATTCACGATAAAAATCATAATTATTTTCTTTGAATTTGGAAGCTTGATAAAAATGTTCTACAGATTTCCATTTTTTACCATCTAATTCAAATGTATCTCCATCCCATAAATTAGATAATTTTCGTCGCCAATCTTTAATTTTAGATAAATCAATAAATTCTCTAACTTGATCAGCAGGTATTTGTTCGCCGACGCCTTTTCCAGGTAATGGTTTATTATCCGATTTTTGATAAAACTGAAATACAATATCATCATCATATAATTCAGGTTCAACTTCGGGTAAACCCCCAGTTTTGTATTGTCTAAATTGTGGTATAATATACCATGGTCCAGCATCTCTCTCTAAACATTTATCTTTAATCAAATCTTTAATAGAGACCAATAATTCATCAAATGTGAAAGTACCTTTATCTTTATATTGAATTAATTTATAATGATCCCCAGTATATGATAATAACATATAATGTGTTGGTTCAAAAAGCACCTCATCGTCATTTAATTGGCCACATTGTAAAATATTACTATAATCTCCAATTTCAAATGCTTCTTCGGAAAATATAACAAATTTAATATTTAATATTTTTTCTATTTTGGAAATGGACCATTCATCAGCCCAATATGCACGCGATTTCATAAAATCTTTTAATTGTTCTAGATTATGTATATTTTTCATGTAATTAACTTCGTTATTGCGAGCAGTTATAGTAGATATTAAGATAATAATATTTTCTATATCAACTTTAACTTGTTCATATTCTTTAATAATTCTTTTTTGATTATCACGATCTTTAGTTTTTTTAAATGTAGATTTTAATTCAATCTTTAAAGTATTTAAAGATTCTAATTCACTAGTTAGAGATTGTAGCTCTAATATATTATTGTCATATAATAGCTTATATGTATCATAAAGTTGTTGTGTAGCTTTATCACTAACTAATGTTCTTAATTCTTCTACAGAAATATATCTTCTAAGTGTTTGTAATCCCCAACTAACAGATTTAAAAAAACAATCACCATCACCAGGTGGATTTAATATTTTAAAATTTTTACTTTGCAAATAGCTCTGTATCCATTTGGAAGAAACAGCATCAAAAGATTTTTGTGCGAATGCTAATTTTGCAAGATGTTCATCTATTTCAGCAATAGATTGTTTTTTGGCTTCTTTGGCTTCTTTGGCTTCTAATTTATTAGCTTCTTTGGCTTCTTTGGCTTCTTTGGCTTCTTTGGCTTCTAATTTTTTTGCTTCTTTGGCTTGTTTAATTTTTCTATCATTAGTAATTTTTTCAATAAGTTCTTTTGCATATGAATAAAATAAAGTTTTTTCTAAAGTATTAAAAATAAGATTATCTGTTTCATCCAAATTTTCTTGTATATCATTCGCAAATATTTCATAAATACCAATTTGATAACTCATTACATCATCAATAACTAAATATATAGGATAATAAATAACATTTTTTTCTAAAAAATTATTTTTTAGCAAACCAAATGTTATTTCGATAGGATATCCAAATAATTTAATATTATAAGTTATAGCATCATTTAATTTATAAAATTCATTAAAGTAATCTCTAGTTTCTTTATCAATATTTTTAGATTCTTTATAATTAATACTACTAACTATTTTGGATTGAACCATTATAAATTAAATATATATTATATACTTAAATTAAATAAATTTACTAAATAATTATATAAAATTATTTAGCATTAAGATATTTCATCAAGATATTTCATCAAGATATTTCATCAAGAATATCCATATGTTTAAAAATACATTTATTTGTTATACCTGGTATATCTTTAGTTTTCATTTTTGTTATATTAATAACATTATTATAAATTGTATCAGTAAGATTTTTATTATTTATACTTAAATATTCATAACTATTAATTATCATAATATATAATAATTCGGATATTTCATCAATAATATTTTTTTCTTTTTTCATGGATATCATCGAATTTAATGATTCAAATAAAGTTAATATAATTTCGCCTATTTTGTTATATTCTAGTATATTTTCTTTCATTAAATTTATATAAAAAACACATGTCGATCGTCGTGTTTCATTATTTTTATTATTTTCGCAAAATTTATCATAATCTTTTTCTGGATCAATATATTCTATTGATTTAAATAATAGTTCAAAATCATGAAATCTTTTCAATAAAATATCATTAAAAATAGGAAATTCAGCAATTAAATCTTTATATAATTTTGCATATATATCAGTATATAATGTGTTATTAATAATTATTTGTAATATTTCATTATATAAATCTTTTAAATTATTATCATTATTATTATCATTATTATCATTATCATTATTATTATCATTATTATCATTATCATTATTATTATCATTATTATCATTATCATTATTATCATTATCATTATCATTATCATTATTATTATCATTATTATTATCATTATTATTATCATTATTAGAAATAATAATTTTTAATTCTTTAACAATATCTTCTTTTATTTTAGTATAAGTATTATTAGTAATCATATTCAAATATTTTCTAATTAAATGAATATTATTTTCGTTAGTAGTTTTATTTATTATTTCAGTTTTTTTAAATGTTCTAATTGTTTCCCATTCATCATTTAATTGATTGTCATTTTTTTTTCGCCGATTATTAGTATATATTTGTTTATTTTTAAATAAAGGGGTTTTTATATATTCAGGCGCGCCAACTTTCGCAGCTAAATTATTTATAATTTTAATAGTGTCTTCTGCTAGTTCTAAGCTATCAATATTTTTTAGAATAGTATTAAAATCAGATAATGTATATCTTGCCATAATAAATATTTAGATATTAATATTTATATTGATTTAAACATATAATAATTGTTTAATATATGACGACAGTAAATGAAAATTATGATGATGATGATAAAAATAAACAATTAAATAAATATGATGAATTAAAATCATGGGATGATTTGGAAATTAATACAGATTTATTGAGAGGTATTTATGCATATGGTTTTGAAGGACCTAGTCCTATTCAAAAAAAAGCTATAGTTCCGGTTATAAAAGGACATGATATCATAGCACAAGCACAATCAGGTACGGGTAAAACCGGAGCTTTTACAATTGGTAGTTTAGAACGGGTTGATACAACAAGTAGAGATATTCAAATAATAATATTGGCACCTACACGAGAATTATCGCTGCAAATTAAAAATGTTGTGGATAATATTGGAATTAATATGAAAAATTTAAAAACGCAACTTTTAATTGGAGGTACATCAACAGAAGTAGATATAAATAATATTAAACAAAATTGTCCTCAAATTGTAGTAGGATGTCCTGGAAGAATTTATGATATTATGCGTCGTAAATATATAGGAAATAGTATTAAATTAATAGTATTGGACGAAGCTGATGAAATGTTATCATCTGGATTTAAAGATCAAATATATAATATATTTAAATATCTTTCTGATAATATACAAATAGCGTTATTTAGTGCAACAATGCCCCCAATCTTATATAATTTAACTGAAAAATTTATGAGAAATCCAATAAAAATTACAGTAAAGTCGGAACAATTAACCTTGGATGGTATAAAACAATATTATATTAATTTAGATGATGATACACAAAAATATGAAACATTAAAGGATTTATTCTCCACATTTTCTGTATCACAATGTATAATATATTGTAATAGTGTGAGACGAGTATCTGATTTATATGAAGCTATGATACATGATAATTATCCAGTATGTCAAATACATAGTAATTTAGATAAAAATGAACGATTAAAAAGTTATACGGAATTTAGTAAAGGAATTCAAAGAGTTTTAATATCATCAAATGTAACTGCTCGTGGTATAGATATTCAACAAGTGAGCACTGTTATAAATTTTGATATACCCAAATGTTGCAACACATACTTACATAGAATTGGAAGAAGTGGTAGATGGGGACGAAAAGGTACAGCAATAAATTTTATTACTCGAAGAGATTATAGAAATATGAAAGATATTGAGAGTTTTTATTCAACTGAAATTACAGAATTATCAAATAATTATAAAGGATAAAGGATAAATCATATATATTATATATTATTATATTCATGTATTCGTAAATAATGTAATAAAAATATAATACAAATTTATATTATATTTTTATTAAATGCAAATAAAAATAATGGAAATATTAAATAATCTAGAAAATAATAAATCAACAATAAAATCTCCAGTAAAAGATAATATATTATTTAAACTACCAATTACATATATTGATGATAAATATCCGTTGCAAAATTGTATAAAGTATGATTTAGAGCTATATAATAGAGAGAATGATATTAAAATGAATAATGAATCTTCTTCACTTTATAGTAATTTATTTAATCCAGTATCAGAATATGCTAATAAAATAATTCCATTGTGGAATGAATATTATACAACAAATATAAATTTTTTAAATGATAGTAAATATTTAATAAAAAATTTCAAATATATTGAATCACCAACGGAAACGAGTATTGTGAAAAATATTGATACAGTTACCGAAATATTAAATGAAATAAAAGAAGAAACAGGTTTTTACGATAAATATAAATATATTGATATAAATTTTTTTAAATTTTTGAATATAAATTCTTTATTTTTACAAGGCTATACGGTATATAATTTAGCAAGTCCAATAATTAGTTTAATGATACCAATTTTATTGTTAATTATTCCTTTTTTTATTTTAAAAATTCAAAATATTCCAATTACAATAACTACATATTTTAATATATTAAAAACAGTATTAAAAAATCATGTTATAGGTAAAGCTATATCAGAGTTTTCGAATGTGGGTTGGGATCGTAAATTTTTTTTATTAGTATCCGTTGCATTTTATTTTATTAATATTCATCAAAATATAATAACTTGTCGTAAATTTTATAAGAACATTTATAAAATTAGAGTATATTTATTATCAATAAATAATTTTATATCTTATTCTATAAATTCAATTACAAATATAAATAAATATTGTAAATCATCATATGCCCAATTTATTAATATGAATGAAAGTATAAAAAAAACATTATATGAATTTAGTAATGATATAACGGCAATTAAATTAGAAAAAATTAATATTAGACAAATTAGTAAAATAGGAGAAATTTTAAGATCATTTTATCAATTATTTAAAAATGAAATTTATAAAGATGCGTTATTATATGGATTATATTTACATGGGTATATAGAAAATATATGTCATTTACAAAAAAATATAAAAAATAAATATATTAATTATTGTAAATTTACAAATAAAAATAGTAAATTTAAAGATGCATATTTTGCCCCTTTAATAAATAACAATCCTGTAAAAAATACATATAACTTAAATAGTAATATTTTTATTACTGGTCCAAATGCAGCCGGAAAAACTACATTATTAAAAACTACATTATTTAATATTATTTTATCACAGCAATTAGGTGTTGGTTTTTATAAATCGGCACAAATAAATCCTTATAGATATATACATTCATATATTAATATACCGGATACATCAGATCGTGATAGTTTATTTCAAGCAGAAGCAAGACGATGTAAAGAGATATTAGATTGCGTATCGGAATCGGAGCCTTTACAACGACATTTTTGTATTTTTGATGAAATTTATTCAGGAACAAATCCAACGGAAGCGATAGCAAGTGCCTTTGCATTTTTAAAATATATATCTAAACTAAAAAATATAGATTATATGTTAACAACGCATTATAATTCTTTATGTACTATGATGGATAATAATAAAAATATAATTAATAAACAAATGGAATGTATTAATTCCAAGAGTGGAGGACATAATTATACATATAAATTAATTGATGGAATATCTAATATTAAAGGTGGAATAAAAGTATTAGAAGAATTAAAATATTCAGAAGAAATATTATTTTCAGCTAAAGAAGTGATAAAAAATAATATATAATTTATAATATCTTTATAATATCTTTATAATTTCGTTAAATAATAATATAAAAAATATATTCATAATAATAATAATAATGTTTCTTTTTGGATTAGAAAGTAGTACATTTATAATAACTTTAGGATTAATTTTATTAGTGTCAGGGGCAATAATGTATTATTGTCTTCATAGATTTTCAAATATAGAGGCATCAATGTTAGAACAAGGAAAAATTTTACATTCTGTTATTAATAAAATACAAGAGAGAGAACAATATAATTTACATTTAGAACAAACGAATAAAGATATTAATATGTCTACATCAACATTACCACAAATGGTTAGTAATAATATAACAGAAAAAATTCAAGTATCCGATGATGAAAGTGATGAAAATGATGAAAGTGATGAAAATGATGAAAGTGATGAAAATGATGAAAGTGATGAAAATGATGAAAGCGATGAAAATCATGAAAGTAAAAATAAAGATAAAAATAAAAAAGATGATTATAATGATGATTCTGAAGATTCAGATGATTCTGAAGATTCAGATGATTCTGATGATAATAATGATAAACTAACCATAGAAAAGTTAGTATTTGATAATGAAATTGCAAATAAAAGTTTATTAAATAGTCTTAATAAAGATATTAAAATAATTTCAATGGAAGATATGAATTTAGATGGAATAAATATAGGAAATATAGGGAATATAGGAAATATAATGGATTTAAATTTACTAAATATAGAAAAACCTTCTATTATTGAAAATAATTCAATAGAAACATCTCTAGAATTATTAAATATTCATCCAGAAATTAAAGAAGAAATTAAAGAAGAAGTTAAAGAAGAAGTTAAACAAAATATGGAACAAAATATGGAACAAAATATGGAACAAAATATGGAACAAAATATGGAACAAAATATGGAACAAAATATGGAACAAAATATGGAACAAAATATGGAACAAAATATTAAACCAACTAGTATATCAAAAATGAAAGTATCAGAATTACGAGACATGGTCGTAAGTAATGGATTAGTTGAAAATATAGATGAAGCAAGTAAAATAAAAAAAGATAGTTTAATAAAATTATTACAAACAAATACAAACTAAATTTGATAAACAAATTAAATATTAATACATATTAATTATATGTATTAATATTTATATGTACTATTATTATTATCAATATGGTTTATTAGTATATGTATTTATCATATGTTTTATTATTTTAATAATAAAAACAATAATACAATATTCTATTAAATATTGTTGTTATAAATTAACAGATGAATCAAATAATGATAATTATCATTCATATGAAGATAATAATGAAATAGAGACCGTAAGCGAAAATACATCGGATATTACAATAAATATTAAAAATATTGATGGAATAAATAATGATAATAATGATAATAATGATAATAATGATAATAATGAGAATGATTTACCATCATATAATGATGTATATCCAAATATTAAATAATTTTTAAATAATTTAAAAATATTTTGAAATACTTTTTTAAAAAGTATTTTATATATGAAAATTTTAAGTATTGATGTAGGAATAAAAAATTTAGCATTATGTATTTTAGAAACAAATTATACTTCTACTCATAACAATGTGAAAAATGGATTTATAATTAAATATTGGGAAGTTATTAATTTATTTGAAGAAGAAATTAATAAATGCCAATATAATATAGTACATAAAAATAAAAAAAATAAAAATAAAAAAGACTATACCCAATGTACTAAAGATGCTAAATTTCATAAAAATGGACGTTTTTACTGTAAAACTCATGCAGCAAAAACTGAATATAAATTACCTACATCAGATTTAAATAAATATAAGAAAATGAAACTTAATGAATTAATAAAATTAACGGAAGAGTATGAGATTAGTATTTCAGATAAATCTAACAAGCCAAATAAATTAACTTTAATAAAAAATATAGAATCATTTATAGAGGGAAATGTATATGAACCAGTTAGTAGTTTTAAATGTAAAGATGTAGGATTAGTAGATATTGGTGTGGCAATAAAAAAAAAATTAGATAAACTACATACTTTTGTATTTTCAGATATAGATGTTATATTAATTGAAAATCAAATAAGTCCAATTGCAAATAGAATGAATTGTATTCAAGGAATGATAACCCAATATTTTATTATGAAAAATATCAATAATATATTATTTATTTCTGCAACAAATAAATTAAAAGAGTTTATAGATAATAAAAAAACTATATATAGTGAAAGAAAGAAAATAGGCATAGAAGAAACAAAAAAATTATTATTTACAATGGATAATGATAATATTAGTAAAGATAAAATAATTGAAATGTTTCATAGTCATAAAAAAAAAGATGATTTAGCAGATTGTTTTTTACAAGCAATATGGTATAAAAAGCAACAAGAAATAGCTGATATATAAGAAAGACAATAAATACTAATATATAATATATATTAGTATAGATTAGTATAGATTAGTATATTAATAAATCAAATAAATGAGAGAAATAAAATTATAAAATTTAAGGAAATTTTGAAATAATTAATATTTAGTTCGTAATACTTAAAATTATAAGTTCTTATTGATGTATAATGGGTGATTTAGAACCGGTTATTATAGATATTAATAAAAGCGATAATAATTTAAGTGCAAATAAACCGTCTGTAAATTTTGGTGGTGGAATTGAATTATTAATGAATGAAAAGAAAAAGGGTTCATCTGCGGAATTAGGATTAGCAGAATTAAGTGATTTAGAAAATGAATTAAATGATTTATCAACAGATGTTAATAAAAAAACTTTAGAAACTTCTAGATCAAATATATTTAATGATGCAATTAATTCCGTAAATACAGATAATAAATCAATTTCTAATCTAAAAGTAGATTTTAAAGATATGCCAGTAAATTCAACAAATGATGAATATAATACGGGCAATTTAGGGGAAGCAACATCTATGAATTATACAGATAATAAATCATGGGATGGTTATGGAAAATTTAATAATATACCAGTTAGTTCAGCGGAACCATCATTGGATAAAGAAGAATTATTAAGAGAAAAATTCAAATATTTACGACGTTTAGAAGAATTAGAAAGAAAGGGCGCATCATTAACAAAAAAATATACTATGGATTCTCCTCTATCAGAACTTCAAGGTGAATATGAGATGATTGTTTCCGAAAAAGAAAAATCAAATAGTGTGAAATTTCAAGGAAAAATGTTAATGGCTGCAATTACTGGAATAGAATTTTTAAATGATAAATTTGATCCATTTGATCTTAAAATGGATGGCTGGGCAGAACAAGTAAATGAAAATATAACAGATTATGATGAAATTTTTGGAGAATTACATGAAAAATATAGATCAAAAGCAAAGATGGCACCAGAATTGAAACTCTTGTTTCAATTAGGAGGTTCTGCTATTATGGTTCATATGACAAATACAATGTTTAAATCATCTATGCCCGGTATGGATGATATAATGAAACAAAATCCGGAACTTATGCAACAATTTACTCAAGCGGCTGTTAATAATATGGGCGAAACCAAACCTGGATTTGGTAATTTTATGAATAGTTTTATGCCTGGTTCATCAAATAATATGGGACCACCTGAAGTTCCAAATATGGGACAACTACCACCATCGGTAAATACCCAAGTAAATAAAAGTCAACGTTATGAACCCCCAAATAATAGACCAGATTTAATGGCTTCAAGAACTCAACAAGGTATTAGTATAGAAGAAAAATATACACCATTAGAAAAAGTATCAGAACCAATTAATACACCTGGTAGTTATGAACAAACAAAACGTCCAGAAATGAAAGGACCCGGTGATTTATCAAGTATTTTATCTGGATTAAAAACAAAACAAGTTAATATTCCAACCAAACCACCTAGTGAAAAAAATGCTAGTACAATAAGTATTCAAGATTTAAAAGAATTATCAAATCAGAAATTACCCAAATCTAATAGAAAATCAAAATCAAACAGTGCAAAAAATACTATTAGTTTAGATCTTTAATTATAGATAATAATTAATATTTAGATTTTTTAGATTTTTTAGATTTGTTAGATTTTTTAGATTTTTTAGATTTTTTAGATTTTTTAGATTTTTTAGATTTTTTAGATTTTTTAGATTTTTTAGATTTTTTAGTAAAAAATTTTCCTCCGTTAACTAAATTATCATAATGAGGTAATGGTGGGATTGGAAGTAATGATGTTATTAAAGAATTTTTTCCAAGTGGTAAATCTCGTTCTTCCCAATCGTGACTTTTATTAGCTTGCAGAGATAATGAGGCAGGATAAGGAATTGTGTTTGTTAATATAAACGATGGATCAGGCATAATATATAGATGTACTACCCTAACCCAACCACTGTTATTGATATATTGATAATCTTTACCCATATTATATAATACACCTTCTGGATTATTTGTTGTTAGAATAAGATTATTAGGTAATAATATTTCACGTTCACTCAACCCATATAATGATTCGAATGGTTTTTTATCAAAAGATATATAAGGTATTCCTGGTGCAAGTCTAATTTTATAACAAGTAGCCGTAGTTCCTGTTTTTGATCGATTTGGTGATCCCATAAACGTGTTTATTGTGTGTAAAAAATTATAACCATTATTAATAGGACTATTTACTGAACAACTCATATAATTTTTCATTCTAACTCCAAATATTCCAGAATTAGAATCAGAAGATGGTATATTTTCAAAAGTGAAGTTAAAATCTTGACCTCGCCATAATGTATTATAAAATTTATTATCCCATAAAACGCTACCAGTTCTATCTGTAAAATTGGATCGTTTAAATATATCACTAAATTGATTCTGTTTTATGGCTAATTGCCTTTCTATATACTGTATTTGATTCGTTAGTGACTCATCATCTTGGATTAAATCGTTTTCGTCGATACAATTAGTTTCTTGAACTTTACTTAAAAAATTATTAATAGGACAACTTATAGAAGGAGATGCATTATGACATGCAGATGCTAAATCACTGCTATAACTACTATCCCATAAATATCTATTTAAATTTGTTGCCCAATTGGAAGATGTATAACAATAGATATTTGATATATCTTGGGAATTTATAGGATTTGGTAGGTTTCCACCATGTGTTGCCGATACTAGTTCTGGACCAGGTTTGAATTGTTGAGCAACCATATCGCGTCCTGTTTTAATATTTACAATATCATTAAAATAGGTTGGCTTGTTTTTTTTTAGAAATTCTAAATATTTTGAATCCCAGAGTATTTCTTTATGTAACCATGTTTTATAATTAAATTTATTTTTAACATTAAGTTCATTAATTAAGCCAGTAATATCAAATGGTTTCAAATTAATATTACCATAATTATTATATTTATTATATTTATTAGAAGAATAATTTTTAATTTCCATTTGTTTTATATATTAACTAAATATTATATTATATTATATACAAATAGTCAGAAAAATACATTTAGTTTAGATTTATAAATGTTCTAATATTTAAAGACATGTTTACTTTATTATATTATTATATATTATTATGAAAATATATAATAATTTTTTTAATGAATATTTAAATTTAAATCCAGAGTTAGGTTCATATATTGGAGAGAGAAAATATGATAAATATTATTCTATAGAGATAAATCAAACTTATAGAGATAAATATTATTCACTATGCGAAGAGTATTTAAATAAATTAGAAAAAGATAAAACTATAGATAAACATGATATATATATTAAATCATTTAAATATTTTTTACAAAAAGAATTAGACAGTAAAGAATCTGAAGGATATTTAATACCTTTACAACCAAATGATAATAATATATTAAATTTTATTGAATTATCATTGGGAGAATCATATTTACCATTAAAAACTATAAAAAATTATAAAAATATGATTATTCAATTTAAAGGATTTGCTGAATGGATTGATGTTGCAATAAAAAATATGAAAATAGGTATAGAAAAAAAATACATAATATCAAAGTTTCAATGTAAGAAATTAATTGAACAAATTAATGGTATATTAACAAAACAAAGTTATATGCCAGATATAGATAAAATACCGATAAGTATTAAAGATGAATATTTGGAAATTATAGATAAATATTTTGTTAAAAATATAAAAATTATAAAAAAATTTATAAAAAATGAATATTTACCACATTGTTTAGAAGAGAGTGGTCTATATTATTTACCAAATGGAAAAAAAATTTATCAAAATTTAATTAATTATTATACAACGCTCAATAATTATACTCCAGATATTATTCATAAATTAGGTATATCGGAAGTAGAACGCATAACAAATGAATTAAATACTATAAAAGATAAATTTAATTATAAAGGTACATTAAAACAATTTAAAGAATATATGAAAAAAAATCCAAAAAATTATTATAAAACATCACATGAAATAATAAGTGCTTTTGAAAAAATGCGAACACAAATAAATAAAATAATCATGCCAAAATATTTTAACTTAAAAATTAATCATGATTATGAAATAAAATCTATACCAGATTATTTATCAGATTATTCTAGTTCCGCATATTATATGATGCCATCATATAATAATTCAAGAAAAGGAACATTTTATTTAGATACTACTAATATCAAAGGCAATCCTATTTATGAAACTCGAGTATTATCTCTCCACGAAGGTAATCCCGGACATCATTTCCAATTAACATATTCAATTGATCAAAATATTCCCAAATTTTTTTTATATATTATGGATAATACAGCTTATATAGAAGGATGGGGATTATATTGTGAATCATTTATAGACAAAAATAATTATATAGATGAATATGGACGATTAAATTATGAAATGATACGCGCAGTTCGTTTGGTTGTAGATACTGGTATTCATCATTATGGATGGAGTTATGAAAAAGCATTTGAATATTATAATAAACATTGTTTGTCGACCAAAAAAGAAACGCAAAATGAGATACTAAGATATATTGAATCTCCTGGACAGGCATTAGCATATAAAATAGGTGAAATATTTATTAATAATTTAAGAGATGAATATTTAAAAAAAAATAATGATATTAAAGCATTTCATAAAAAATTTTTGCAATACGGAGCTTTACCTCTATGTTTTATGTAAATAAGGGGATACCCCTTACCCCCCCCCCACCCCAGTTATATTTTAATATTAATCTAAAAAATTAATATAAATAATATAAACAGTAAATCATTATAATTATAATAATATGGATTATAATTATAAATTGGTAAAGATGTGTGAAAGAACTCTATATCCAGATAGACCAGAATATTTGAATTCATTTTCGGCATTATATATGTGTTTTATTAGTGCATATTATTTATCGCAACAAAGAAACTTTTTTAAAAAGTTTCATCAAAATAAAATTATAAATAGAACTTCAAATAGTATATCTATTATATATTGGTGTATTTTTGTTAATGGCATCGGTTCTTTTTTTTATCATTGGTATGCTTGGTATTTATTTAAAATTCTCGATGAATTTAGTATGATAATTCCAATCTGGATAGGATTGTGTAAAATAACGCATAATTTAAATTATTCAATATATTGTACCGGAATTTTAACATTTATTAATATACTTTTGTTGGTTTTAAATGTATTTCCATGGTTTCAAGATTATTTTCCAATTGTATTTGCGTCTGAATTACTAGTATTAATACCATTATATTATCAATCTTTAAAACATTTAAAAGATGAAACTCAAAGCGGAATAAAAGGTATATTTATATGTTCAGGAGCAGGAATTATATGGGGAATTATAGAAGCGAATTGTAATAAGTATTTGATATTTGGTCATAGTATTTGGCATATTGGTATGAGTACAGGATTATGTTATATTATAGAATATTTTAAGAATTTGGAACAAGTATCTAATTTATTGAAAATGAATTAATAATTTTTATAAATATTATATATATATATATGCCTCGAAAGAACGAATCTTTTCAAACTAGAGTTACCAGAAAAATAATACAGGGAGAGACACATGAAGAATTTGCTGAGAGAAAAGCAAAACAAAGAATAAAAGAGATAGAGACAGGAAGAGTTGGGGTTAGGGATACAGAGCCAGAATTACCACATATAATATTAAATAAATTACTATCGCCATTATTATTTAAACCAAAAAATGAACTCGCGCGAAATATACAAAGAACATATCGAAATAAAAGATTTCGAATTAAAAGACAAGGTTCGAAAATGACAACATATGAAATGCGTAGACAATTATGTGATTATTGGTGCAATATTGATCCTGATCAAACATTTGAAGAATTTGTAATGGAAGTTTTATATCCAGTATTTAATAATTTAAATGAAAGCGGTTTAGTATCAGAAGATATTAAAATTTTATTAGATAATTTATCTAGAACATTATTAGAACCTCTTTATAATAAATTAAATTCTACAAATCAATCGGAAATAACAACATATGAAATGCGTAGACAATTATGTGATTATTGGTGCAATATTGATCCTGATCAAACATTTGAAGAATTTGTAATGGGAGTTTTATATCCAGTATTTAATAATTTAAATGAAAGCGGTTTAGTATCAGAAGATATTAAAATTTTATTAGATAATTTATCTAGACCATTATTAGAACCACTTTATAATAAATTAGATTATGGGGATTCACCAAGTAAAGAAAAATTAGAAAATAGAAGTGAAGATATTCTATATATTAATAATCCATTATTTTTTCCACAAACTGTTAATGGTGGGAAAAAATATCGAAAATCAAAAAAATCAAAAAAATCAAAAAAATCAAAAAAATCAAAAAAATCAATAAAATCAAAAAAATCACAAAAATCAAAAAAATCAAAAAAATCAATAAAATCAAAAAAACTATAAAATATAAAAATTGATTAAATAAATTTAAAACTTAAAAAATTATAAAAGAGATAAATAAAATATGAAAAATTATATTTTGATTGATCTAAGTTATTTCATATTTTATCGTTATTATGCACTAATTGGTTGGTGGAAATTAGCAAAAGAAGAAGATCCTTTAGGTATTCCAATTGAAAATCAAGAGTTTGTTGAAAAATTTAAAAAAACATTTGTAGATAAACTAAAAGAAATTCCAAAAAAATTAAAATTAAAAGAATATACAATTATTGTAGCAAGTGATTGTCCAAGACAAAAAATATGGAGACATAATTATGGTGAAAAATATAAAGAAAATCGAGTTTATGATGATGGATTTCTTGGTGGTCCATTCTTTAAGCTAGGATTTGATATTATCGCAGAATTACAAATTAAGCGATTATACCATGATATGCTTGAAGGAGATGATTGCATTGCGATTTTTACTAAGGATTTGCTAAAAATGAATCCAGATTATATAGTATATATAATAGCGAATGATATGGATTATTTGCAATTAGCGACTCCAAATATTAAATTAATTAATTTAAAATATAAATATTTAACAGATAATAAAAAATGGTCAGGTGATCCGAAAAAAGATCTATTTTGTAAAATTGTAATGGGCGATAAGAGTGATAATATTCCATCAATATTTAAGAAATGCGGACCAAAAACAGCCGAGAAATATTATGAAAATTCAGAACTATTTCAAAAACAATTAGAAAAAGAGAATTCATATGATAATTTTGAGAGAAATAAAAAATTAATTGATTTTAATGAAATTCCAGAAGAACTTCTATCTGAGTTTCGAAAAACAATTAAATTATAGTTTATTAATACTTACTGATATTGTGTCAATTAAATAGTGAAAAATTTATTTTTTTTAATTGATTGATATAACGTTCTGACTCAATTGGAACATATTCTGGGTGAGAATCTCTATATAGCATCAATGCTTTACCTAATAAATTTTCTCCATAATATTTATGATCAACATTACGAGATTCTGTAGCAGTATATCCAATACCCCAAATTCTATCATTTTTTGCCGCTTCATATAACAGTTTACCTTTTGTCGCATATAATTTTTCTTGAATATGTTTATTTTGACTAAATTTTTTATGAATAGCATCACACATAATATTATATTTATGTTCATTCCATATTATTTGATGAAAATTTTTTACTTCTCGTCCATATAATTTTATTTTTGCTGGATTTATTTCATTCAATATTAGATGTAATATTATTTTATTATCCGGATCAAACATCAAACATTTCATATACATAAAATATTGTTCTGAGCAATTATATTGTATTCCATTTTGATCAGTAAATTTACATTTGTAAAAGTTGCTCATATAACCATGTTTTTCATTTGATTTATAAAACCATATAGCAATAGAGGATTCCATATTTTTTAAATACATATTTTTAAAATAATAATAATCAATTTTAAAAATAATAATAATTTTTAATAATACTTTTATAACATTCGAATTCCATATATAATTATTTCTTTTAATTTCTTTTAATTTAAAAAAAATTGAAACAAAATATTGAGAGGAATATATCATTGCTCACATAGCTCAATGGTTAGAGCGCTGGTCTTATGAGCCAGAGGTTGTGGGTTCGAATCCCACTGTGAGCATTTTTTTATTGCATGTTTAATAAATTTATCATAAATTTATCTCTTGATAAATCATTTTTTAACTCATCATCTAAGATAAAATCTTGCATTTGTTGTTGTCTTAGTAAATTTTGCATGGTTTTTAATCGAGCTAATTTATTTTTATAATTATTATTATTAATATTATCAAAATTATAATATTTTTTTATATTAATTTTATTTTTTTGGGTACCTGACCCAGATTTATATTTTTTTGCTATATCGGCAATATCAATATAAAAATTTCTTTCTTTATCTAATAAATTACTATATTCTTGATATAGTTTATCTATATCAAGTTTTTTTTTATTATAGGATTCTTTATTTTTATATTTACAAAATAATTTAAAACCAGATATTATATACTCTGATTGTTCTTTTATATTATTGGGATTAATCTGTCCACTAATATTTCTCTCTATCTTATCAGAAATTTTCTTTATAGATTCATCATTATCATTTGATATATTCTTATTATCTTTTATTATTTGAGCAATATTAATATATTTTTGTTTTTTAGAATCAGATAATTTTTTCCATTCAGAATAAATTTCATTCATATTTTTTTGTGATTTAATATCTAAATAATATAATTTGAAGCCTTCAGCTTCATAATCTAAAGTAGTTTTTAATGATTTTATATCAAATAACTCATGATATAACTCTTTTATTCTTTTTTTTCTTGTTTTGCAATTATATATTATATTTTCTGCTCTAATTTTATCTTTTACTTTATCATATATTTTACGCACAGTTAATTTAATAGTTATGTCATTCTGATTTTTATATTGACTAGCAACTATTCCCTTAAATTTTATATATTCATATTTAATATTACTTTTTTTTCTTTTTTCTTCTTCATTCATATTTTTGATAATTGTATTAAATATTTCTTTTTTATTTTTTTCAATATATTCCTTTGCCTCTTTATCTGCTGCTACTTTTATTTGTTCTCTATATATTTTAATAGCTTTTTTTATTTCTTCGCGAATAGATGGTGTTAAATCTTCTTTATATAATTTTTTAATATTATCATCATCAATATTATCATATAGTTTATTTTTTAAATTATATATTAACTCTTCATTGCTATTATTATATATAGAGTCACTTTTTTCATTTTCTAAGTTAGTTAATAATTCTTGATCAGATATGTTTTTTTCAGATATATTATTTGATACATCGGTGTTAATTATATAATTTTTAATAATTTTATATTTATTGTCTTTTAAGTAAAAGAAATCATTTTTTTTAAATAATAATGGTAATATTAATTTTAAATTTGAATCATAAATAAGATTATTTATAATTTTTTTTTCATTTTTTAAATCATTAATATGTTCAACATTATTTTGTCCAATCATATTTTCGTTTTCTAATTTACGTATTTCAGCATCTAGTTTATTTCTTTGATTATATAATAATTCAGATTGCTTTTTAAAAATTTGTGGACGATCGCGTAAAAAATCTATCAAATTAGTAGTAGATAAAAATATTTCTATTGGATTCTTTGAAAAATTACTCGTTGTAAATGCATCTTTATCACCAATATATGCTGTTCTGGGTATAAAAATACTAGATTTTTTTGATTCTTGATTAGTATTAGCTGAGTAATTATATTCTATTCCTTTTTCTTTAATATCACCGTCTAAATCTATTTTTATATTTAATATAATATATTCTTGATTACTCATATTATATATTATTCTGATAATAATATTATTCAATAATATTATAATTTTAATAATTATAATAACTATTAAAGTTATTAAAGTTATTAAAGTTATTAAAGTTATTAAAGTTATTAAAGTTATTAAAGTTATTAAAGTTATTAAAGTTATTAAAAACTATTAATATTATTAATAGTGGTTTGATTATTATTAGCTTTACGCAATATTTCTTTAGCATTTTCAAATTCTAAATCAGAAATAATATTATCATTATTTGCATCTAATTCATTATGTATTTTTTTGTATTTTTCTGACATTATACAAAATCTACTATTTTCATTAAAAATGGTATTAGACATAACTAAAAATGCCGAAGTTATTAATAATGACATTATAATATCACGTGTTCCTATAAAAACAACTGTAAAAATCAATATCTCTCTAGTTATAGAATTTTTTATATACTGTTCTTGAGTTTTGCTTAATTTCACTTCAATATGTTTAGAAAAAATATTTAATATAATCATACATAAACCAGTTAATAATTTACTATTATTAAAATTTTCTATATATTTTTTATATTTTTTTTTAAAAAAAACCATTAATATATATATATATATATATATATATTATAATAATTTATAATATATAAGTATAGTAAATAGTTAATAATTCATAATAATATTAAATTAAATTATACGATAATACATAACAATATATTTTTCAATATAAAAATATTTACTTAATTATTTTTATATTTATGTACTTATATAAAATAATATAATCTCTTTTTTTTATAAGTATGTCTTTAGCATTTTGCGCGGCACCCATAAATAATGATAATTCAAATGAAAATATTAATAATAATATTAATAATAAAGGTAATAAAGATGTTAATCGAAGATCAAAAAATACTACTTATAAAAATAATAATACAACTAAAATAAAAAAAGAAATGATTAGTGATATATTAAATGATTATAGCGATGATGATGATAATGATAAAGAAAATAATGATATAACAAATAATTTAGGAAATTTTACTTCTATTAAATCAGATACACAATCAATTGATACTAATTATCCGGTTCAACCAAATCCATTAAATAATCAATTAAATAATCTATCTCATATGGATGATAATAATGGAAATATGATGATGGAAAATATGGTATCAAATCAAAACGAATATGCATCATTAGATAATGCTTATGATAATGCTATGCAACAAAATTATTCATCAAATTCTGAATTATTAAGAAAATTAGATAGTATTCTTCATCTTTTAGAAGAACAACAAGAAGATAAAACAAATTATATAACAGAAGAATTAATTTTATATGTATTTTTAGGAGTATTTATAATATATGTTTTAGATTCATTTGTACGTATCGGAAAATATGTCCGTTAAATTAATATAAATATTTTTTCTGGAATAATCACTCTATTTAAATAATTATATAAATAATAATCTGAAGAGTGAATATATTTAGGTATTATATTTAGTAAAACTAAATTATTTATTATTATATTATTATGTGAAATATTTTCTATTGAAATAAGTGATACATCAAATTTATTTATTGCCATTGAAAATCCAGTAAAAAATAATTTATTATAACAATTTGATATAGATGCAAAACAAATAATAGTATTATCTTGCCTTAAACTTTTACGAAAAAAATAGCATGATATTAGAGTATCTTTTTCTATTATTCCATATACATAATATATACCAGAGGTAATAAGATTTATTAGATTAGTTAAATCTGGTATAATAAAACAATCAAATTTATTTTTTAGATTATATATTAAAGTTATTAATAATTTTATATTTTGTTTATTAATTTCTATAATTCGCAATGTTGTATGTAGTGAAACTTGTTTAGGTATTTGTTTTATCATAAAGAGATAGTTATTATAATATATAAATGGTAGTATACCTGGTATAATATCTTCTGGTTTATAAAGTAAAACTTTTATATTTTTATTTTTATATCGTTGAATATATTCATGTGTTTGAAATATTTCTTTAAAAACATCTGTATCTTTATAATCGTAATGAACGTATAAAAAATCTATATAATATATTTTGAAAGATTGTTTATTTTTAAATGTGATATTTAATGGTCTAGTAGTCATAGTAGCATAAGGTAATGGTTTTTCAATACCATCTTTTAAATCAAATGGATGTTTTCTTCTATATGTAGAAATAAAAGATTTGCTATTACATCCTATAAAATATGATGAAAATGTTGGAATAGTAAGTAAAGAATAGTTGGAATCAATATTTTTGTTATCGGTCATTAATTCTTCCGATTCTAAATAGTGCTTTTTTTTTTGTAAAAGTCCTACTATTTCTTTAATTATATTTTCTTCTAATTCGCTGTAATCTGATACTATTATATTATAAAAATTACAATATCTATTTGATTTTGGTAATTCATGATTTATAATACCAGATTTATATATCCAATTTAGTAAATTATATTTATGAAATACAGGTTGATTAGTCCAAAATTTATATTTTATTTTTATATATAATTTAAAAATAAGAAATATTATTATAAATATTATTATAAAATTTAAATAATACATAATTATATTTTATAAATATGTTTTAATTTTGTATATTTATATATTCTAATAAAATTATGGTTTTTCAAATATATATAAGTAATTCTCTTTATATTTACTATCTGAATATTTTTGCTCTGATTTCATAATAAAACCTAGTTTCATAGCCATATTTATAATACTTTGACGTGTAGACATATATAATTTATGTTCATTTATTCGTATATTATTAGAATCTTTTGATATAAAACTTTCTTTAAGTATAGCATTCGGTTCATTTAATGAAGTAGTATTTGCGTCAATATTATTATTTAATTTGAAATCTGATTTATAATCTAATGTATTAAATTTAATATTACATTTTGTTAATTGTTTATTACAATTATGTTGTAATGGTTTTTGATCAGCATCATAAGCAAGAGAAGTAATTGCATTAAATAATTTACTATTAACTAAATTAAGTACTAAAACACCATGTGGTATTAGCCAATTATAACAATTATTAAATAATTGTTGTTTATTTTTAATATAATAAATTGTTAAATTCAAACATGTTATATGAGAAAATGCATCATATTGAAATTCGAGTGAATTTAATCCATTACATAATTTATAAATAGAATCGGGATAATTTTCTCTAGATTTTTCAATCATTGCTCTAGAATTATCAATACCAATTGCAGAATTTTTGTTTTGCATATTAAAAAGATTTACATGATGTCCTGTTCCACAACCGATATCAAGTATTTTAGATTTATTAGTAAAATTAGTATTATTTCTAATAATGTATATATCATCATTATTTTTTGTGGTATTATTTAGTATATCATCATATATATTCACATAATAATTGTCAAAAATATCATTACCCTTTTTTATAATAATATTTTTACTTACATTATTATGAAATCCTTCCTTTTTATATATATTTGCTATTAAAAGTATTAATAAACAAAATATTAATGTTAATATAAATTTTTCTAATAAAGTAGTTTTTATAAAATTCATTCTATATGTATTGTTGTTATTTTTTTTGTATATAAAATATTATATGAATGATTACGAAATTAATGATATAAGAACCATAAAAGATTTTAAAAATATTACTTTTTCTAAATTTGCTAGATCTAAAGTAAAAAAGGAATTATTATCATGTTTATATAATAATAAATTAGAGTCAGCATGTTATTGGTCTGTTGAATTAATATGTGCTGGTCATTTATCCGATTTATGGGATATATTATTATTATATATGAGTAGATATATTCATTTAGGTAATCCTAAATTACCAATGTATATAGAAATTCGTTTTAATAATTTCAAAAAAATTATTAGCAATGTTTATAATGGAAATGAAATCACATTAAGAAATAATGATAAAATAAGAAAATTATTTGCTGAGTTAATAGCATGTTTATGTCTTTCGAAAAAAAAACATGCGTTTGAAAGTTTAGCAATAAAAGATAAAAATGATTTTGATATTACTAATTTAACAAACAAATTAAAAGCACCAAATATAAATTTTGTTGATAATATATTTTATAAAAATGATCCCAAAGAAATATTTATTGCAATAAATGAGTTAGCTTATAATATATCAAGTTCATCAAAAGATATAACTTCTGCTTGTTATTGGTTTGAATGGATTATACAATTTGAACAAATATGTAAACAAAAAAAAATTAAATGTCAATGTGAAAGACGTGAATTAGTTCCAGTAGATGAAAAATTTCAAATGAATATTATTTGGATTATTTGGACTGCTTTAATTGTTGAATCAAAAAAACGGTCAAATACTTTATATAATAAAGCAATAATGTCATTATTAAATTTATATTGTATTCGATATAGTCCTGGATCAACAAAAAAAAGAAAATATATTATTTATTGGGCGATAAGTTTTTTAACAGAAAATATAAATTTTAATATTCCATTAATTGAAAATAAAGAATTAATAGAGACAATACAAAATAAGATAAATATAATTTATAAAGAGGTAAAAAAAAATGAAGTTATTCCAAAAACAGACTATTTATTTAATGGTATAGAGAGAAGTAATATAGATAAAACTATTGATAAATTAAATATACTAGACAATATTAGTAAAAATAAAATTACCATAAATAATAATAATAATAATAATAATGTGGAATAAAAAATTGAATCATTTATATTTTATTAATAATTATTAACAAAGTAATATGACAACCATGACAAATTCATCAAATGCAAATAATGTAATGATTAATAATATTATTGTCTGTATGAATAATATTATTAATCATTACATTAAAGATGTAAATGATGGTAAATTAAAGAAAAAAAATAAATTTCCATTAGTTCCATCAAAAAAGGCTGTTAATTCAAAAAATATTTATTATAAACCAAAAATTAATAATGTTCAAATGCGATATTCTAATTTATCAAATCGCACACTTCGTTATTAATTGAATAAATAATAATTAATTTAATAAATTTTTTTATGCATAAAATAGTTATTTAAAAATTAATAAAGATTTACCGACGTAAATTAGGATTTATACAAATAGCCTCTGTAGGAAATATATCACCAGACATACATTTATCATTAATTCCTACTTCAATGCAACTTCGAAATCCACGATCTTCTCCAATATAACAATAACCCGTTTTTTGTGAACCGGTCCGCTGTGTTTTATCATCCGAATCAACTGGTTCTGGAAGATTTGGTTCAGGCTTATTATATTTATTAGTAGCATCATCTAATGCTTTCATAGTAGAATTGGGATTTAATTTTGATTGTTCTTCAAGCAAATCAACGCCAGCATTTACGGTATTAGTTATTGCACTAGAAACGGATTTAACCCCTTTATCGGATACATTAGTAGTTTGTCGAATAGTTTCTCCAATATTATAACCGAAAAATACTAATATTGGTCTAAATAGTTCTGCTAAAAAATTTGGAAGTAGATCAAGTGATGCTAAAATATTTAATAATATAAATGCAAATAGTAGAAATATAAAGAAATATCTGATAATTTTTAAAACAGTATCCCAGATATTATTTTTTGAATCAACTAATGTTGAATCATTAAATAAAGAATCCGATGATTTAGGTGGTGATAATCCAGCTAATGGATTTTTTGCTGCACTAACTGTTCTATCGGTATTTAATGATTTAAGTTTCTCTAAAATAGAATTTCTTGTACTATTTCGTGATATTTTAAGACTACTCATTATATATAACAAACTTTAAAAAAGTTTAATCAAAACAAAATAAATAATATTTTATAAAAAATTATACTAATTTTACATAAAGTTTGATTAAAATTAGTTTTATAAATTTTAATAATTTTTATAAAATTTAATTATTGAATCGTATCCTAATGTATAGTTATTATAATCATTTGGTGTAGTATTTATTATTATTGTATTTGGATCAGTATTCTGAAATGTAGTATTATTAAACTGATCCTGAAAATCGTCTGCATCCCAAACATTATAACAATTGTTTATTATTAGAAGTGGATTATCATTTATTATAATTTTTAGACTAGCAATATACTCTAGAAATAAATATGTTGTACCACCATCTGTAGCATTAAAACTAAAAGGAGATAAACCATACTGAGTCGCATATTGTGTATAATTTAAATATGAATTTAATAGACTTAAAGCGGCACCATCATCAAATCCGGGATTAGAAAATGTAAGTTCTAAATAATTATTTCCTTCAATTATGGTTGAAAAAATATTCATACTAATTTCTATTTTATATTCAGCAATATCAAATAGTGTCCCATAAAATGCATTTGATTCTGCAATTCCAGAATTATCAGTAAAAATAGGCATAAAATATACCTTAGCATAATAAATAATACTCTCATATGTAAGTGAATTTAAACTAGAATCTTTGAAACAAGAATTACCAATATAATTTAATGATGAATCAGGTGAAATTATAACAGATGTTAAATTTTGACAATCATAAAATGCTTCATTACTAATTGATATTACTGATGATGGTATTATAATAGATGGCAATAAACTACATTGGTAAAATGCCTGTGTGCCAATAGTTTGTAGAACAGAAACTTCTTCAAATGAAATAGATGTTAGATTTATACAATTTATAAAACCATATTTTTCTATTGTTGTAATAGAACTAGGTATATTTATAGATGTTATTGTGTTACAATCAGCAAATGTAGCATAATTAATTATTGTTATAGAATTAGGTATAGTTATAGATGTTGCTGCTTTACAATGTGCAAAAGCATTTTCTCCAATAGATATTACTGATTCTGGAATTGTTATAGATGTTAAATTTATACATTGTTTACATGCTGAGGCATCAATTAATGTAACAGAATCTGGTATTGATATAGTTTTTAAATTAGAACAATCATAAAATGCTTCGTAACCAATTGATGTTACATTATAACCTATAATTACTTCTTTTAATTGAGATTTTGGAATATGATCTATATAATCACTAGATGTTAATTCTCCAACAATATTAACAATATATTCTGAACCAAAAAATCCGGTTCATCCGGGAGGTATACCCTCACAATAATAATAATAAGATGAAGGTCCAGTTTTTACTAAATTTTGTATCATTGGATTTGTTATAGTTTCGTTTTGAATCGCATAAGTAACTTTACTATTACCATGTAATGTAAATCCTTTTGCTAATTGATTATATTGTTGTTTTTTAGATAATCTATATGTGGATCTATTATTAGTTTCTCTAACAGTAGTTTTATAATCAGCTAACTTTTTCTCTCTTTCGCTCGCATTTAAATTAGTATCACATATTAATCTATCTCGAGACCATAATGAAGAACGTTCTGTCTGATATTGTTTTGCGACAACTTGTAATTGAGTTTTCAATTTCATACAATAATTAGTGCTCGTCATTAATATAAATTTTTATTATTTTATTTAAGTTAAAAGAAAATAATAAGAAAATAATAAGAAAATAATAAAAAATTATATTAGGGTTTTAAAGATTATAGCATTTAGAGTGTATCTTTATTTATAAAGATATTTGTCTAGCTTGTTGTGGAAAGAACCATCTAAATGATAAATAATATGGAATTGAATCAGATAAGTTTTTATTTTTCATTGCAAGATTTGGACCGGCATTAATAATACCATTAATATCATTAATATTAAGTGTTTTAGCAAAATATCTTAAAGAAGATATATAACCAGCAAAACCACCATTTAATGCTACATATACATTATCATAATTTTGTTTAGGAACACCTTTTAATATATGACTTCTAGCTAAAGTACCATTTATGTAAAGGTCTAGTTTATGTTGTTTACATCTTATAATTACATTAATCCATTTTTCAATAGGAATATCACCGATAGTAATTTCTTCCTTAAGATTATCAAATGTATTCATTACTACTACTAATTCTCTATAATTTGGTCCAATATATAATCCAGGAGCATTATTTGGATATGCTAAACCATCGGTACCAATATCATCATTACCTTTACTAAATACATGTTTATATTGATTGGGTTTGGATGCTGGATTAGATGATAATGGTGGATTTTTAATCCATAACCATACAGACCATGTAAATTCTAAGCCACCAGTTTCATCTTTAGATCTAAGAATTGGTATGGAACCGGGAGAATTAGGATTTTGTGCAACAACTAATAATTGTTCAGCATCGATCATACCATCAATTAATACAGGGTCGGTTGAATAAGAAAATATATGTGTAAGTGCGGTTATACCTAAACGTAATAAAATTATAAATACAAATATTACTAATAATAAAAATGATATCTTAGCGATAAAACTATTTGATTTTAAAAAATCTTTTGAACCACTAACAACTTCTTCATTTCCAAATAATTTAAAATGTTTTTCTGAAGGAACAAATGTACTATATGGTGTATTTGATGTAGTCATATCTTATATATTATATATAAAATACAATAAAATATGGCGACATCAAAATTCTTATTTATTGTTAAAATAACAGCATATTTTTCAAAATATCTAAATTAAATTACTAAATTACCTTTTTCATTATTATCTACTAAATAAGATATTTTAATTTTATATTTTTCAAATATATTACCAAAGCCGAACGAAGCATATCCATCTTTATATATATTATATGCTTCTTGTGGATTCAATGGATGAGCAAAATATTGTAAATTAGATGTTTGTCCAGAAAATCCACCATTTGGTGTAATATGAATATCTGCTGCTGGATCTATTTTTGCAACACCAGGTAGTACACATGTTCTTATTAATTTACCATCTAAGTAAACATCTAAAGTTCTACTATTTAAAGTTACAATTAAATTAACCCATTTTTGTAAAGGAAAATTTCTTATTGTACATTCATGATTAATATCTCTATCATTAGGATTACTATATTTATCGGACGATAAAGAATAGGTAGATACATTAATATTAATATTATTTTCATATGCTGCTAAAGTAATTAATGGATTAGATTCTCCATCTAAAGTATTGGATGTTCTATTTAATAATATTTTTTTATCAGCTAATCTATGTTTCCAATTATTAACATAAAACCATATAGAGTATGCATAATTATTACTAGATTTATTACTTGGTAATTGAGAAGCTTTAACTGTAGTTAATTGAGTACCAGATTTAACACCACTTAACTTTACGGATTTAGTATTAGTAAAATAATTAAAAACTAAATAAATTATAACAACAGTTACTATAAGTAATAAGACATTCATTAATAATCCCATAATATAATATAATATAAGATTAGAAATTATCCAATACTATAGATAGAATATATATCATTTTTTGTTAAAACTTTATCATAATATGTTAGATTTTTAATTCCACCATTGATACCATTAGTAGACCCAGATATAACATTGCTATAATACATTATTGGTGTAATATTAATTGTTGATGATACTAAAACATTATTTATAAAAATATCTAAAGTACCACCGTCATAATTAAATATAATATTATTCCATTTTTGGTAATGTATATTGTTCAATTCATAAATTTTTTTTAGATTATTATGCATTGTATTATTATTATTTTTATTATTTTTATTTTTTTTACTGGTAGAAGCCCAAAATTCTAATTTATTTTTATTAAAATTAATATTTAAAACATCACCATAATTTAATAATGTTGTAGATTTATTATATTTTGAATTTGTAGATTGTGGTTGAGGATTAATCCATATCCAAGTTGAAATTGCATAATTATAATTTATGTTAGTATATTTAGTTAAATTTTTAGTAGATTTTATATTTTGAAATGTACCCAAATTAGTTTCATTATTTAAATATACTGGTCCTTTTTCCACTAAATATCCATCTACTCGATTATATATTTTATATAAATAAGGTATTATAAAACGTAATATAATAACTAATATTTCTATTAATAATATAATCCAAACTGTTTTTGTGGTTATTTTATATTGGTGTTTAATCCATTCAATTAAATCTATAAACAAGCATGGAATATAAAATATTAAATGTTTTATTAATAATAATAGTGATTGCTTTTTACTGCGTTTTCCTTTACCATCTTTTTTTGTATCAGAACTACTAAATATAGTTTTATACATAATAGATAATACACCGATTACTAATAATATATTTAATACAGTAATCATTATAGTAAGAGGCCATGGTGTAAAAACTATATAATAATAAATAGTAAAAATTAAACCATAAAAAATTAATAACCAAGACAATATTTTAAATTTACTGTCTGTTCTAGTTAAACGCACTAATGCAAATAAATTTAATATTCCGGTTATAATTGAAAGAACCACAAAAGTTTTTGTAAAATTACTTGCAATACTTAGCGGATTAAAATATATTATTAATCCAAGATTTAATATATATATAATAAATAGTAATAATCCCCATCCGACTTTATAATTTGTAGAAAAAAAATTAAAAAATGAATTTAGTAATGTTATATTACTAAATGGTTTAAAAACTAAAATTAATAAAAATAATATTACAAATATAATAGCTAATATAATATTCCAAAAATTTACCATATTATACTTATATTTTAATTATATTATATTTTCCAACAATATCTACTTCGCCTAATTTATCTGTTTTAGATAATTTTTTTATACTTGTATACATTATTTTTATATCTTTTAAAAATTTATATTTACTATATTCTTTACATAAATTTGCACCATATTCTATATATTGATTTAAATTATTTAAATCATCAATTGATGACATCATAATTACATATGGGGAAGCAAAACTATTTAAATGAAACCATACAAAATTAGGATTGTCTTTTTTATAAGTATCTAATAATTCCCAATTTTCTCTTGCACTTTGTCCAAGATAATATTTAATATTTTCAAATTCAAATACTTTCATGTAAATATATATATTTACTATAATAGTAATATATTCAATTTTATAATTTAAAATACTTTATAAAGATAATATATAAATAATGACTGTTAATATTAGTGTTTCTAATTCTAAACAAACTGGATGTAATAATATAATAAATAAATTATTTAAATCTGAAATTAATTGTAGAACGATAAACACATTATCTATTGTTGATGATAATATTGAGAGTGGTTGTATTATTACACTCGGTAAAGAATATAATAATAAAAAAAATAAATTATATTTGGAATTTAATAAAATCAGAATATAATTGTTCACATTTAAAAATAGATGGAATATTTGATGGATGTATTAATAATTATTTAGCAGATGATTTATGTCCTGGTAAATAAGTTCTATTATATATTATCGTATATCAAAAGATATTTTTTTAGACATTTACTGCAATATGGTGAGAATATACAATATTCTTTATTATTTATATGAAATATAAATTGTAAATCTAAAAATAATAAATATTTACACTTTAGAAATATATTTCTAAGTTTTAGAAATATATTTTATAATTTAATAATATATAATGGTAGTTGATAAATTATTAATGGAAGCACTTTTTGTTGGATTATTAGTATTACTAGTAGGAACAGTAGTTTCATTTGTTATTGGTGCTCTTTTTTCGGTAGATTTACCAGCAGTTTGTAAAAAATGGAATAAAAATCATATAATGGAATTATCCTTATTTTTAACAGGATTTGTTGCACATTTATTATGTGAATTTGTGGGTCTTAATAAATGGTATTGTAAGAATGGTAATGCATGTTCAAAATAATGAATTTTCGGGTCGAAGGGGTGTCCCTTCAAATCATCGATTCTATTGATGTTTTTTTACCATGACAATTTCTACATAATGCTTCAAGATTATTAACATGATTATCTCCACCGCGATCTAAACGAATTTTATGATCAACCTCAAACCATGCTGTTAGTTGTTCATTACAATGCGCACATTTCCAGTTTTGATTTGCAGCAATAAATTTCTTTTTAGTTTCTCCAACTGATCTTTTGGTTGTTGGAGAAGTGCGTACATTTCCACCAACACTATAATTTTGATTAATATTTCCTCCAACTCCAGAATGCGTCATTCTTTTATATTGTGCGCTTTCTTTAATATTATCTTGATGACCAGAATTTTTATATAAATATGAAGATGCACCGATAAAAGGAGATATTATATCAGCACTATTTTTATCAATTGGCATATATTTAACAAATTTATCTGCATGTGTTAAAAGATTTTTGCTCTCTCCAGGATATTTTTTTACGAAAATATAGAGAGAAAGACCTAAAAAGGCATAAAATGCCATCTGATAATATTTTTTCCAACTTTTAATTAAATTCATATATTTTCCATCATGATATATATTTAATATAAAAAATCCGGTTGCTACTAATATTAATAATTCGAATTTCATTATATTATAAGTAAATAAAATATTATTATAATATATAATGGTAAAATTATCAAATAAATATCGTCGTCATCGCACATTACGACTTAAAAAAGGTGGTTATATATCACGATATCAACGAAATAAAACCTATAAAAAAACTAAAACTAAAACAAGAAGAAAAACAAAATCAACAAGATAAATAATTAGTTTATTTTTTAATACGTCTACAATAACCCATTTTTTTTGTACCACTTGGACAATGTTTTTTATATTTGTATTTATATAATTTTGTTCTAGATTCACAATAATATTTTTTTCTTGTACCTTTTGGACAATATTTTTTGCGATGTTTAAGTTCGTTTTTTTTAGTAAATTTCTTTTTCTTAAATAAATTAGATTTTTGTTTATACATAATTGATTTTGGATAACTGTCTTTTATTACTTTATTTTGATTCACTAATAGATCTAAATTTATTAATGTATTGTTAGCTAATTTATTTTTATCGGTTAAAGAATATAAATCTTGAACTAAATCATTTATATCAACCGGTTTACTTGCATATTCAATCGAAAAACAATATTTAATTAATATATTAGCATATCTTATTTTCATATTATTCATATTAGGTAAAAATAATATTTGAATATATGACATTATTAAACCATAAACATCTAGATTCTTAGAATATACATTATTAAAAAATAAATCAGTATCAAATGTTTTTGTTTCAAAATTTAAATAATTCATTAAAATTTTTGCACAAATAGAGGCTATAATATGTTCTAAGAAATTTTGTATATTATTTATATTTTGATTCGCAAGATTAAAAATTATATCTAATATTATAGATAAGTATTCATTATTTCCTTTTCCAATATAATAGATAAAATAACTATAATATAATTTCATTGAATTATATAACTGGTTAAATAAATCAGGATTATTTTTATTAATCTGATTATTATTAAATACATTAGATTGTAAATAGTTATTTAATACTTCGGGAGCAAATAATACTTTGGAAAGAGGATTATTAAAAGCAACCGATATATTTAATATATTATTTGATAAATTACTACTAGCTAATCCCCAGTCAATTATTTTTACTTCATTATTATTATATAATAAATTATCACCTTTTAAATCATTATGATATAAATGTAAAGTATTCATTGGAACTATAGCATTTATTAAAAGATTTATTAATAATTTATTTAATTTATTTAGCGAACGATCAGCTGTTGCTACTGCCTCTGTTATGGTAATACCACCATCTTGCATATTAATTATTTTTAATTTATTTAAATTATTATTAATATCTAATATATTAATATTCCGTAAAGGCGTTTCACATTTTTCTATATTATTTAAATCATCATCAATTAATTTATTTGGAATACATTTTTCTAAATTATTTAATAAAAAATATTTATGATAATTCGGTATATTTTTTATAATATTTTTTGCTTTCATTAATTCATCCCATTCATCATTCGCTTGTTTATTTTCTAAAAGTTTACTAATTCCATTATATCTAGTATCACTATTTTTACAACGAAGAGCTGGTTTAAATGTACATCCATATGTACCATAACCTATAACTTTACCTCCTATATTATATTTTGTATTTATATTCATATATTATATATATAATATATATTATATATATTATATATATTATATTATTTTATCTTTTATAAAGAGTATATGATAGTATTATTAGAGTTATTATAATAACAAAATATATGTATTTTTCTTTTTTTATAAGATTATTTTTTATAGTAATTTCTTTTGGTTCATATAATTTATAATAATTATGTAATGTTTCTTCAAATGATTTTTCTGGAATACCTATTGATAAATTAACTTGATTATGTATATAATATACCCATTTTATAAATGATTCACGTGAATCAAGATATGGAGTAACAGGATGTGAATCTAATAATTTACTAAATGAATTTGCCATATCTGGTACTGGAATAAATAATGGAAAATTTTCAATAAAATCATAATATTTTTTTTTTGCAGTATCATTTGGATTCAATGGATAATTTAAAGCAATTGTATGTAATACAAACCAATAATGTGGTCCCCATATTTTTGGATCGAGTGCCATTAAATTAAACTAATATAAAAACAATTTATAATAAACAAATAGATATGAAAGAATATAATTTTTGCAATAATTGTGGAAAATCAGGACATATATTTAATCAATGTAAAAATCCTATAACCAGTCTAGGTATAATAGTATTTAATAAAAAAAATAATATTGAAAAAATTAAACATGATAATAATTCTGAAAATATTGAATATTTAATGATAAGACGTAGAGATAGTTTAGGTTATGTAGATTTTATGAGAGGTAAATATCCATTATTTAATAAACGATATATATTAAATATTATAAATGAAATGACTATTGATGAAAAGCAAAATTTATTAACTTATGACTTTGATATTTTATGGGATAAATTATGGGGTGATTATATCGGTATCCAATATCGCAGCGAAGAAAAAACATCAAGAGATAAATTTTTATCATTAGGTTTAGGTATTAATTTATCATCAGAGAAATATAGTTTGAAATCACTTATAAATCAATCTAATACAACATGGACAGAACCTGAATGGGGATTTGCCAAAGGAAGACGCAATTATAATGAAAAAGACTTAACTTGTGCTTTAAGAGAATTTGAAGAAGAAACAGGATATGATAAAAATTCTTTAAAGTTAATACAAAATATGTTGCCTATTGAAGAAATATTTACTGGATCTAATTATAAATCATATAAACATAAATATTATATTGCAGAATTAGATAAAGAAATTAAACCTATTACAAATTATCAAAAAAGTGAAGTAAGTAAAATACAATGGTTATCTTTTAACGAATGCTTAAAGATAATTAGACCATATAATTTAGAAAGAATAGATGCATTAAAAAAAATAAATTATATATTAACAAATTATCAGTATTATTAAATAATATTAAACGATATTTATATAATATATATTTAAATATAATATTTATATATATAAATTTATTTAGTATTCTATTTATATATATAAATAGAATGTCTTCACAATCATCTGAAAATAGTAATACATCAAGTGAACTATTAGGTGATACACCTACTTCATCTGATAATATATCCAGCACCATGGACGAATTACAAATTAGTTCTCAAAATAATTCATTGAATATTGCACCACAATCAAGTTCTCCACAACCGAGTGCACCACTATCAAGTTCTCCACAACCGAGTGCACCACCATCAAGTTCTCCACAACCGAGTGCACCACTATCAAGTTCTCCACAACCG